ACCGGACTGGTCATCGTTATCGTTATCGTCGTCGTTGTTCATCGTTTCACCTGCTGTTCCAGTTGGCTGACTCGGCGCTGGAGGTCGCGGATTACACTTGACTGATTGAGGTTCATAGTCATGCACGTTGCGGCCCATATGAACGAGATGACAGCAATAAGCCAAAGCAACCCGGATGCACGCCGCTCACTCACTTGGATTCTCCTGCGGGGTTGCGCGCAATCGGTATCGCCTGCTTACTTTTTGTTGGTTTTGTCACCTTCTGGGCCGGAATTCGATGTAGACCACCGCAACGGCAGCGAACCACATAGGCCATTGTCGGTTTACTCCGAGGGCCGATTGCAAAGTCCTCTCGCGGCACGTTCACAATCCGGCCAAGGGTTTGACACTTAATGCGTAGACCAATAATGCTAGCGCTCACCCTCTCACCGTTCCTTTCGCTGTGACTCATCGCCACTATCTCGCGCATACTGAGCACATAACTTTACGATCCTTCATGGTTTGTCGCTGCTTAGGGATTCGCCCGCTCTCAAACTCTTTAGCTAGCTCCTCAAGAGACGCGGGCCACGTGTCGCGTTGCTCAGATCGAAGCGTATGTCCCGTGAATCGCTCCCACTCAATACCCTGCTGGAAAAACGTGGCTCGATGATTAAGCCAAAGTTGATACCACTCGTACAGCGTCTGAAAGAAGCAGACCGCGCAGTCCGTTCGTTCGGGAATGACAATACCTTCACGATCTAGCACGCGCAGTACGTCTCCCTTACCCCAGCCCCACTCGACCAGCGGATAGCGGCGGGTGATCCCATCGCTCAACTTCTCGTATGCAACGCCTTCTCGTTCTACCTCATCAGCGCGAATACCGACATAGACAGTGCAAGGCTGACGATCAAGAATATACCGCTCGAATGGCTCGATCTTCAGCATCCGCGTACACCAGCGCATTCGCCAGTTTGGCAAGGCGTTCTGGCGGTAGATTAAACTAGCGAAAGACTCCGACGGAAGATTGATTAACGGCTTGCCGAAATGTTCCGCGAGACGATCCCAGTGCGCTCGCATCTCCGGTAACTCGTTCCCTGTCGGCGTACAGACGTACTCATATTCTCGTGGCTCAATCTCAGCTAAGCCAATAGCCATCGCCGTGGAGTCCTTACCGCCTGACAATGCAACTATGTGGGCCATTACCGCGCTCACCGCCTCTTCCTCCGCTCGGTTGGGGTGCCGTTGGTCACGTTGAACAGCCATGTCAGTAACTTCATCATCGTCGCCGCGTCAATCTGCTCGCCCCGTTCAATCCGCGACACAGTGCCGTGGGAGACGCCGATTTGCTGTCCGGCTTCCCGCACGCCGATGTCCCGCTTTTGCCGCCAGCTACGCATTAGTTCGCCTATCATCATTGTCTAAGATGGTAGACTATGTCTCACCTACTTGTCAAGCGGCAAATTCCATGCTACGCTACGCGACATGAACGACAACGCAGGCTCGCTGCTGTTCGCGCTGATCATCTTCCTCGCCGGGTTCTTCATCTACTTGCTGCCCACGCTGCTGGCGCTGACCTTCAGACGGCGGCAGATGGGAGCCATCTTCGTGCTCAACCTGCTGCTCGGCTGGACGGTGATAGGATGGGCGGCGGCGATGGTTTGGGCGTTTGTGAAGGAGAGGGAGTAAGCGAGCTTCAGTCTTCATGAGAAAGGGTGACGACAGGTGAAAACCACAATCAACGAACGCCAGCGGCGCAACGCGACTCGTGAACTGACATCAATCGTATGCGCTGGATGCGACGGACCAAAACAACGCGGTGCCCCGTTCTGTCGCACCTGTCAGAATCTGCTGCTGGAAAATGGCCACCCACTGCTCGGTCCAGTGTTCTTTCCTGAGAAATACCATGATCACCTTACGTTTCTTCTAAGTCGAGGGGGTCAGCAGTTGAGACAGGCGGTGTGTCGATGACCAACTACGACGGACTGGCCGAGCTTGGATGGCGCGGCACGCGGACAATCAACGGAATGAACGGCTACTATGACTGGGAAAAACTGGACGACGCGCAAAAGCAGATGCTCAACTTGCAGTGGAATGAGTTACCCGCCAGTGCGAGGCAATATCTACGGGACGCTGTAATCGCCGCCATTGACGCTTACCAATCGGCGGTATTGGTCTAATGTTTATCTCAGCGGATCAGCTACTAGCACACGCAGTCGGAGACTACATCCTGCAATCCGACTGGATGGCGACAGGAAAAACGAAGAGGTCGATTGCCGCGCTGGTACATGTCGTCACCTACGGGTTGCCCTTTCTATTACTACGACCATCGCTGTTGGCGCTGGTGGTGATCATCAGTACTCATTTCGCCATCGACCGCTGGCGACTGGCGCGGTTCGTTGTACAAATCAAGAACCATATAGGCCCACGGTGCATGGTCGGCATGGAGTGCAGGTTCGACACGGCCACAGGCTACCCAGCGGAGACGCCACCTTTTCTCGCCGTTTGGCTGCTGATAATCGCAGACAACATCATGCACATTACAATCAACGGACTGGCGCTTAGGTATCTATGAACCGGAACAACAACCCCACCATCGACAGTTGGCTCCCGTGCGCGGCGTGGTACGACGACGACTACAGACCAGAGTCGGCCCCCGCCCTGTTCGCCGGGTTGAAAGGCGTCGATGACCAGTCGCTGGCGGTGGCGCTCAGAGTGCGGGCGGAAGAGGTGGCGGCGGGGTTGTGGGAGGAGAGGAATTGAGGAGGAGGTCGAGCGATGAATAACCCCGCCAATCGACAACTGAACACAAGGGAGAGTAGGCGATGAGCGAGATGTCCGTAGCGACCAGCGAGATATTTGGCGCGTTGCCGGTCGAGGCCCAAGCGGCGTTTACTACCGCATGGGACGCTGCGCTCAAGCCCACCATTGCCCGGCGCGGCCCCGTGCCTGACCCCGAGCAGGAGGAAGCCACACGGGTACTGGCAAAGCTATTCTTCGTCCACGGTTACATGGCAGCGGAACGGTCAGCGCGCGAACGGTTCAACGTAGTCGAGGATCAGGTGCGCGAGATAATAAAGCAGGCGCTCAAATGACCACCAGCGAAGAAACCCGCGAGTCCCCGTCGTATGTGCGTATAGCTGCGTCCACCACCGAGGATATACTTACCTTTGCAACGACCGCCAGCGGTTACGGTACTTATATCTTCCGGCAAGGGTATAAGCACGACGACCTCCGGCCCTCTGGTTACGATTTTGCAAACCGTCCGCCGAAGCCGTACCTATGGATGCTTGCCGATGACGACTGAGGAAACCCGCGAATCTCGCCTGCGCCGGGCGACGATGAAGTGCGGCGGGTGCGGGTTGCCGCTGCTGATTGGGGCCAACTATCCCGAGGGCGTGCCGGTCTCCACTCTGCGCACCCTGGAACTCTGGTGCGGGGAATGCCGGATGGTGACGCTGATGGGGAATCCGCTGGTGGAAAAGGATCGTACAGATGGAGAAGAAAAGGACTAAAGTCACTAAAAGGGAGTCAACTATGAACGACGGAATCTATAAAGTTCAATTCAACTCGCGCGGCAATCAAGGCTGGGGTCTTGTATTTGTGGTTGGCAGTAAGATTTACGGCGGGGACTTCGCCTATTACTACACCGGCGAGATCCAAACATCTACCACTGACGACACGGAAGCAAGTATGAACATTCACGTAAAACGCTTTAACGAAGGAAAGTCAGTCTTTGGCCCGCTCGATGAACTTGCGCTTCAATGTACAGGCAGGTCATTCGGTGACGGCTCAGTTCACATTCAGGGACACCTGACGGGACAGCCTGCTATCACTATCAAGATCACCGGACAACGCATCGACAACTGTGAGTAACTGCAATCACCGTGATGGAACCGAGAAGCGATGCTTTCGCCTGTGGCCCCACCCCCCCCGCATCGAGTCCCGTTCCACCCCGCCCGCCGGTTCTGCCGGGGCGACCACCTTTCCACCAGGCCGAGAGACGCCCCCCCCCGTCGAAAAGTTGCTGCTGTCAAGTTGCTATCGTCGCTGCTGGCTGCTACGCACAGTGGTGAGTGGTGGCGAGAGTGAGCGTGATGGTCTATATGTCGTATGTGCTACATAGTAGTGACGATGGTCACGGATGACGATGACCGGCGATGATCCATGGCCCACGCTACTCGCTGTCGGGAATAGGTGTACTCGCAAGTGGGAGTGTGTCGAGAGGTTGATGGGCCATCTGGTCCACGGTGCCGATAGGTGTACTCGTCGCTGGTCCAAGTTGCTGCTGGTCCACTGGTCCAGGTCCACCACCTTGCGCCTGTCGCATCCTGGCGCTCGCTTCAATCATCGCGTTCAGCAACGATTGGCCCAGGCGGTCGATGTCGGCGGCGGAGAAGGTGGAGTCGGTGTCGGACTTGTCGCTAAACAGTTTGTGATACCTTCCTGCCAATTCTAGGGCCTTGAGCTTGTCAGTTGCTCGCACTGGTCCGGTCGGATTGGTAATCACGTCGTAACGGCCAACGATGGCAATTTCCGCCAATACTTCCGATGAGGATAAGTGCATTTCCTGCAACCTTTCCTCGTAGTAAGCACGCACTTTAGGAACTTTTAGGAGGTCGTTAGCGGTTTGGGCCAGGGTATTCTGATTGCCGTTATACCCTGCCAGTTCCGCCGCGCGCCAAAGTACCTTGCACTCTATGTAGTTGTCGATAAAGGACTTTTGCCGCAGGTTGAGGAATGACGCGGCGGAGACTTGCGGTAACGCGGAACTGACAATTTCAGGCGTGAAAGCAGTGCTCATAGGCACCTGAGATTACCACAGTGAGCGGCACCTATGGCAATACCTTGTCGAACTGGCTACTGACAAGCGCCGTCAGCCATGTGCTGAGGTAGCTGTAAGTCGCTGCGATTAAAGCGATTGCAAGGACTACACTAACGGTTGTTTCCAGTAGATCTTTCATAGCCATTCACCCTTCCCGCGCTGGCGGTGGTTGCTGCCGGCTGATCACGGCAGAGAATAGATTGACGTGTCGCGCAGCTACTACCGCGCGCAATCTACGCAACCGCCGCACTTGACGGCCTATTCTGCGTCGTTCGCGCTTTGAGTGCTTGTATCTCATAGCTGACCGAGCCTGCGCCTGATCGCGCAACCGAGATTGTAATAGCTGCGCTGCGTTGCGCCGGATGATTCACGTTGCAGGATATCAGCGCCTTGTAGTGCCAGTTGTAACTCGCCTTCGTCCTCGCAGCCGACACTGAGATAACTGTTACCCTGTGTGACCGTTGCGCCGACACGTTTGAGTGCGTCGGTTGTCACCTTGCGTAGAATCGCGTCATCTTCTGCTCTGTAGTCCATCACTTCCCTTTCACCTTTCACCTTTCGTTCGGCTGCGCGCAGTCGCGGCAGTAGCCGTTTCTCAGGCTGGGCATGGTTACTTTGCCGCAGTTGCCTTTGCAGTCAATCAAAGACCCGACACTTGGCTGATAGCGTGGATGGCCATTGTCTGGTAATGGCGCTTCAATCTCACGGCGTAGTCGCGCTTCCCGTTGTTGCGCCCTGCGATTATTAGTGTCCAGTCTCATTTCCTCGTATCCTTTCGCGGTCTGCCGCTTCGTTGCATGTTTGGGTTAGGTTTAAATTGCGCTAATGACTTAGACGTGACATGCCAAATCGTTGTCGTAACAGTCTCCGGCACTCCTTCAAGGCGGTTACTGCGAATAGCTGCATGGATTGCCTGTCTTGAACAGTTTTTCAGCTTTGCGGCTTCCGCTATCGTGACCATCTCTTTTTTCGTGTCGATTGCCGACTTCAAGCGTTTATGCGGATGACTATTAAGTGACGGTTTTAACTGCCGGATAAATCGGCGCTCCTCGCGGTCTAGTTCTCCCGGATCGCAAAGCGTCAGCACTTCAATGCACGCGCTGCCGTTGCCCGGTCTGAAAGCCTCAGCCAGCACCTTTGACGCCTGGCCATTAGACATACGGGAAAAATGCTGGAAGCAGCGCACGCGGATGTTTTTCGATGCTCCGATATATGAATCGCCTGTTCGCTCATTCCAGATCCGGTAAACACCGCTCGCTGCCGGTAGCGCGTTAATCGTTTGATATAGGTCATCCGCTTCCATGTCTCGGAGACTACCATAAAGAAAGTTTGCTCGTCAAGAAAAAAGTAGTTGACAAGTGAAATAATGGAGGCGTAGGATGCCGGTGTTCGATTAACTTGATAGCTGAATGGAGCTAAGGCAATGCTAAAACACTTCTTGGAATCCGACGTTCGCGCTCATACCGCCATTGACGGCGCGGGTAAGCTGTTCGCCTCTACTGACGAACTTCTATACGATCCGCTCGACTGGCAGAAGCGCGGGTTGCAACAAACCGCTACCGGCTACGGCGCAAAGCTCACGTCGCCATACAAGATCAATTTCGAGGACAAGTTATATCGCCTGTACGTGACGCAGTACGGGAACGCGGGATCGACGTGGTTCCGTGTGCGCGGGCGGAAGATATTTGTCGGCTAGGATGCCGGTGTTCGATTGAAAAGGTAGCCATGAAACGTTGTTCACGATGCGGGCAGGATAAAGAGTTGAGCGAGTTTAATAACAACCGCTCAGCTAAAGATGGTAAGCATCATTACTGCCGTATCTGTAAGTGTAAAGCAGACAGCGAGCACGAAGCTAGAACTGGCCGCGAGGTTCGTAGGGCATCAGCTAAAAGAAGCTACTTGAAGCATCGGAAAAGCAGGCAAGAGCGGTATCGGAATTACGATCGGAACAACAAGGATAAGCGAGCTGCTTACGACGCCGTAAAATACGCCCTGCAACATGGCAGACTAACCAAAGAACCTTGCGCGATCTGTGGTAGTACTCGCTCTCAGGCGCACCATGAAGACTATAGCAGGCCGTTAGATGTTGTCTGGCTTTGTTCGCAACACCATATGGCTAGACACTCAGAACTAAGAAGTGCGACGGTAAATTTAAACAATTGAGACGGTGAAGGAGGGTTGAGTGATGACGATAACTAACAATGATACGCAACCAAAGCAGCAACGACCACGAGAAACCTACAGCGTAGCTATCGGCAAGTGTCGGTGGTGCGGAATCGACACCAATATCCTTATCAACGGTCGCCTTGACTGCAACGTACATAACGATAAGGAAAAGCAGGAAATCCGCGTTAGTCGGGCGCTGGCTTCGCCTAAGTGGTAGCTACCAACCACGGCGGCGGGAATCGGAGGATGGCAATGGTTATCAAGAGCGTAAAGAGCGTGCGTGACGAGGTTCTCAAAGCGTACGAAGCGGCTAGAACGGCTGAGAATGCGTGGCAGGCGGAATTGGATCGGCTCAGGATTGACCGCTACTCAAAAGCGGCGCGTGGCGCGGTTGGTTCCGAGATGCGGGCACTGTATGACGCTAAGGTTGCGGCGGATGCCACGCTGGCCGAGCTGACTGACGCCCTGCGGCGCTACCAGGACTTGCGACAGGTGATTAACTAGCCAGGGCGGCGGGAATTGAGAGAGGAGTGAGTAATGACAACTATTGACGAATTACCACAGTTACAACGAGTGTTCTATCTCAAGAGTTACGAGAATGGCCGGTTTATCCATGAAGCATGGTCGCGCATGACGCAGGCTGAACGCGACGAAGTTGATCGTATGCTCGTGGAAGCTGGACACCCACTAGCCTTTGAGCCGGGAACACAGGAGTCGCGCATCGTGGCGCTAGTGCGGGAGTTCGGCGCGTAGCCTGCCCGGCGTGAGATTGAAACTGAGGAGAAGGAGGGATGGTGATGGCAAAAGCAATAGCAACAATCGTACAGGGTTCTGAGCACATGGATTTATACGTAGACGGCAGCGTGGGACGGCCCGCGATTCAAATGCAGCCGTCTGGCGAGTGGAAAGTGATTGGCGCGGTTACATTGAACAACTTTGGCAACGTGACTGCCCGTTACTCACTGCAGGAGATTCTATTTAATCCGTCCGCGATTCCGTGGAAGTACAAGAACGGCAGGCAAAAGACGTTCGTAGAGGACGTAGACCACGGCACGCGGCGACGGTGGGCTAGTCCTGATCATTACGTTTATTAGAACCACCACGCCAACCATTCGACTTGAAAGGGAGAGGACGATGCAGACCAACGAACATAAACAGCATATCAGCTTGCGTGTCAGTCACAACGATTGCCAGGAGTGTCGCGCAGATTGTGAGCGACAATTCCTTAGACCACAATGGCCGAAGTATGAATACGTCGCAGACTATCTAGCCATCGTGCGGCCACGGATTGCAGCTATCAAGCAAGGTGAAAACTCTGCGGCGGCGCAACGTTGGAAGCGGGAATTTACGCGAGCACTACAGCGACGTATCACGCTCAAAGTTGCAGGCGAACGCAGTCGTAAACAGTGTGATAGCTACCTGCAACGGTTAGGACAATTTCCGCGCAACACAGGCAGCGACTACTTACGACGGTTCGCGCAACGCGGAGCATCGACACTGAACTAAACCCAAGTGAGGAGATCGAAAGACAATGAACGCGAGAGAGACTTACAACGCAATTGCCAGTGGCAACTCAGAAGATTCACGGCAGGCGCTATTCCAACTGCTCGGCATGGTGCAGGAGCTTAGCACGGCGACGCTGGAGCTGGCTTATCACGTTGAGTGGCTAAACGGCAAGGATGCGCTCAACTCACGCTCGCGGCTATGGTTGACGGAGTTTTTGGAGTTGCCGCCGCGTGGTGAGCAGGCGAGGTAGCAACCGGCAATCAGACTCGGGCAGGCGAGTACAAATGAGGAGAGGATAGAACCATGACAACGGAAACAGTGTCTAACACTACGATTACAACTCGGGCAGCGTTTACCAAGGTGCTGCATCCGGCAGACGAACACATGGGCAATCATTTCGTGCCGGTGTTCGTCGAGGTTAAGTACAGCAATGATGGGCGATTGTCTATGACTGGCGTAGTTGGACCACGAAGTAATGGCGACTGTGCTGGATCGTGTGGGCAGATCAATATGGGAATGAAGGTAGACGAACTGCGGCTTGCGCCGGGTTGGACCGGCGGGCAATTACAGCGGTTGTTCGAGGTTTGGGACCGCTGGCACTTAAACGACATGCGGGCCGGTTGTGAACATCAGCGCGAGACATGGAACCCAAGTGAGAAACTGGAGGTTGTCTCTTACGGATTGACAACCGAGGCGTACAGATTACGCGAACGGGCACTCGCCAAGGCTGCACAGGCTGGACTCGACGGTAACGCGGCACAGTTGTCCGACACTGAACGCGCTCTGGCGAGCATGGACGACTGGTATAAAGACCGCCATGAACCACCTGACGCAGATTCACCTTTGTCTGGCTGTTACGAGGTTAAGAAACGCGAGACGAAAAGTGCCGGTTGGGTCATCGCCAACGAACACCCGCGTGGAATCTTGATTAAACCCTGCGACGTATGCGGCTATCGCTACGGTACTAAATGGCTGCGTGAGGAAGTACCCGCTGACGTGTTGGACTTTCTGCGCTCGCTGCCGGTTACGGATAAGCGGCCAGCGTGGGTTTAGGTTGGACTACTGGACGACCACTGGACCACGATGCTGGTCTGTGATGGGTGAGGGAGATTCAAATAACGAAGGAGATAACCATGAGCTACAGAATTACAACTCAGAAACAATTGCGCGATGAGTTTTGGGAGACGTTTCCAGAATTGGAATGCCGGGTCAATCACAACACCGGCAACCCGCTACGACAGAACAAGCAGCCTGTCGATACACGTATGTCGTTCGTCGATTGGATTGATCAACTTCAGCGTAACGGCGACATACCCGAGAAGCTGGCAGAGCGGGCAACGTTGTAATCGATTGAGATTTTCAAGTCCGAGGGCTGCGCATTCGGAATGGATAACGCAGAGAAGGTGATGACAATGGTAACGATTGAACACAACGGCAATGGCTACAGGATGAAGTTCTCAAACCCCGGCACTGGAGCGCGCGGATTCTCCGTGAAGGTTGCCGACGTGGTTGAGATGAAGATTTGTTTAGACCACTACTACGGCAATGGGATTCACGCAAAGAACCATTGCCCACTGTGCCGGGAGGTTGAGCGGAAGCAGCGGCAACCAACAACGAAGGAGCGTGAGGGATGAGCACGACACGTAGCTACAAGGGATGGGAAATCATGAAATGCGGCGGTCATATCACGATGAGCCGTTTCGAGGCGTTCAAAGACGGCAAGCTGATATGGGCGTTCAGACTGCGCGAGGTAAAGGCGATGATCGATTCACTGGATCAGAAACCCTACGAGGAATTGCCTCAGCTATACCGGAAACCACTTTACATTTGAAAGGGAATGACTATGACCACCACGGCAACAACGACAACCACAAACGAATGGTCCGGCTCATGCGATCCCTGTGACCCGGCTAACTACTGGATCGACGATGACACCGGCGAGCGGGTTGACGCGATAACCAACGAGCGGACGGCGCATGACTGTCCGGGATTGAATGCCGATGGCAGCGTGAAGGAGGGATGGGGATGACCACCATGCGAGGAACACGGGCAACAGAGGAAGAGACTGCCGCGATGCTGGCTGACCACGAGCGAGAGAAGGTAGCGGAGTCAGACATCGAACGGCGAAGGCTTACCACCATAACGAAGACGGCGACGGCGGGCAAGGCGACTAACGGCATTCGCTACACTTGTTTATACCCGGAACGACATCAGACAGCGGTTTATATCCCCTGTCAGGATTGCGTCACATCCTCGCCCGCGCCCGATGCTGGACTGCGGGAGGGTGACGGAGCAAGTTGGAGTTATCGCAAGTACGGCGACGAGAACTACCAAGTGCTCGACCATTTTGGAAACGTGGTTGCAACGGGTATTAAAACTGATACTACGGCAGAAGCAATCGCGCTGGCGGTGCCGATTCACGCCGCGCTCGTCCGGGCGCTGGAGGATGAGCTTGCCGCCCTGCGAACCTGGCAAAAGGCGCGTGACTTTGACATCCATGATCTGCGCGAAGGATTTGCAATCAGCGTGGATAAGATTGAACAGGCGCTCAGGCAGGCGCGGGGCGGGAAGTGATGGCGATAATGAAACAACCACTGACAGAACGTGAGCAACAAGCTCTCGGATGGGCTCGTAGTAACTATCGCCGTAACTGGCGTAAACGGTTTTCGGAATCACTGGCAGAGCACATGGCTGCAATGCCGCAATGGATGCGCCTGCCTGACTTTTACCCGTTTCGGTCACGGCAAAAGAAAATCGCTCTGTGGCGTAACTGGTACTTCTTCCCGTTTGGTGACAAGTGGATGAACGTCAACGTGGCAATTATGCGGCGTCTATTGCGAGAGAGGCGAGTTTAGGACGGCGGGGGCGTCAGAATCCCGCCGGACAAGGCGCAAGCCGTCTCTGGGGCCAATCGTGGCTCCTGCGGGCTGTGAGAGGCTGCTACGATGCCTCTGGCGAGCGATTAGAACGGGCTGGAGGCGTCGGAAGTGGCGATAGGTGAAATCAGACTGCCGATTTGGAAAACGGCTGAGAGAGGCTTATTTGAGCAGAGACGAGGACAATGATGAAAGTCGAATACGAACTTGACCAATGGGAGTGGCAGGGAACAACGAGATCCATCGACATCGACCCGGAAGACTACCGGGACATGGATACTGTCGCCATTAAGCAGGCTGTTTATGATGAAATCTGGCGCGACGCCGAACAGAACCTGCACTTTGTTTACGCCGAAGACGACGTAGTGCGCGAGATTCAGGAGTCGGCAACGGAAGACGAGGAAGGAGATTAGCAACCAATGTTCAACGATAAACCCTATCAGAATGCTGTGCTGAGTCGCGGTGAGAGGAACACGATGATGAATGAGCGCTACTACCTGAAAGCTGACCATCAGACTGAATGGCAGGAAGTCACACAAGAGCAGTTCGTCAACGCCGAACAAGCGGCAGGGTTCAGGCCGAAGGACGGCTGCGGACCCGTTGCGACTGGCGGATTCACCGGGCGAGGCATGCGCGGGAGGGTGGAATACGTCACCGACGACATCCTTAAACCCGCCCCGAATGCTGGCCTGGGGGAGTGGCATGAATGGGAAGCGCGAGAGTCGGGACTAATCGTCTCAGTCACCCGCACTGGTAACCTTCGGTTTATGGCGCGAGTTGAAGCGCATGGCCCGAACGGTGAACTGAACACTGACGACCGGGCGGTAATGAAGCAAATCGTCGCCGACCACAATGCAGTAGTGAAGTTGAGGCGATTGCTTGCCGAACTTATCAAACGCGCGGAATTCGCGTTAACCACGCCGGGTTTGATCAAGGGCCGTGACGAGCTGCGTAAAGCGGTTGACGCCGCCGCCGCTGGAGTGCGCCGGTGAGAACCGCCGACATCCCCGGCCCACGCCTCGACGACTCCCGCGCGCGCATCCGCCGCCACCGGCGCACTCCCTATGAGCACGTATTCAGCGCGATGGTCTACTGCCTGAAACATGGCGACGACGAGGCAGCAGCGTTGCTCTCCCGTTGGCTGGTACTACTTGACGAGGAGGAACGATGGGAAAAGTTCTAACTCCCACCGACCTGGCCGACATTGACCAACTGCTCGCCGTCAGACCCCGGCACCAGACCAGTCGCATGTCCTGGCCGGTGGATGAGGACACGACGAGGAGGCTCAGACTGGTCATCGCCATGCCGACCGACGGGGATGCTGGTCTGCGGTGGTGGAGACAAATAGCGAACCGGCTCAGACCAAGGCCAAAATAGTCGATTTTGCTGGATTTTTGCCCCCAAAAAACCTCTACGCATACCCCATTGTGGAACCAATGACCTAAGTCCAGTAGTTTGTTGTAGTTACGTAATGGAACCAAGGGTGGAACCTCACCGGAACCAAGTTCCAGTTAGTTCCAGTGCTGGTTCCAGTGACTAAGTAATTGCCAGTAAAAGAGTTGTTCCATTGGTTCCAGTTATCTGCGTGCGTGGAGAATTGGCTATTTGAGGGGAATCTTAGTAAACCACGAGCCATCGGTGGTCAGTAAACCTAAGGAACTACAGCGCTTTATCAGCCGGGAGAGACTGCTTTTGGGGATACCGTTGTTGGCGTGGTCGATGAAGCGGAACTTTTCAGGAAGCTCTTTCCAGTAGCCGATTTGAGCGTGTGACAGGAGTTCGTGGAGGTCTTGTTTAGATGAGGCTATTGGCTTGAATCCGGCCAGTTCATCAGGATCGTCATCAACCGGAGCCAGCAGCATGGGAAACATGTCCTCACCCCGCCGCGCGCCGTTTACCACCACCACGTTGTCGGAATGCCGGTTAACACCCAGTCTCACGTCGCTGCGGTTAATCAGGTCGAGTGACCCGGCGACTTCCTGTAGCCAGTCGTGAGGGTTGAGCATTAGATCCGGCTGTGGCCCTGGGCGGCGCATGTCCTTACGGAGATTGTGCGTGTTCAGAACTGCCGAACGGGGAAACTTGCCGAGAAGCTCACGCAGGAGGCGGTAAAGAGCCAAGACGGAGGCCTTCTTCAGTACGTCAATGGGAAAGGCCATCTCAACCGGGTCGAATAGGATGAGACTGTCAGGAGCCTTGGTTAATAGCGCGTCCAGTAGCTTGACCATCGTGGCGCTGTTTTTTACGTTCAGCAGCGCTTTCGTGCGCGGGTCTTCTATCGTGCTGTTAAGGAGAAACGGGGCAATGTCCTTTGGGACTTTCAGGTTGATTCCAAGTCGGTTGGCGATGTTTCGGTAGGTGCGGCGAAAGTCTGGATCGGATGACTCAAAGTCAAAATGGATGACTGGGCGCTTTACTACCTCGCGCCCGCACCACTTGGTCCCCGACGCAACATGCACGGCCAAATCAGCCAGCAAGGGCGTCTTGCCAACATTGAAAGGGCCAGCAAAGGTAATAATCTGCCCTTCCCTGAACAGGCCAGACACAATCTCCGGCCTGCGGGGTATGTCTTCTTCAAAGTAGGACACCGCTGGCTATTAGACCGAGACTGGTTGCTTGCGTGTTCCGTTGGACGGGCTGAGTTTCGCTCTGATGCGCGGCGATTCCTCCAGCAGGATTTCGATAGTCTGCGACTCGGTGCGCCGTTCCTCCTTGGCGACCGACTCAATGGCAATCTTCACCAAAGGAGATACCCGCGCCGCTATCTGCGCCTTGGTTTGTTTCTGTTTCAGTCGTCCCATAGTGTCGCAGGGTAACAGCAATCAGATTTTTCTGTCAAGTGGAAAAATAATCGTTGACAAGCATAACAGGCGGTGCTAGGATGCGCTCGTTATGAAACAGACCAAGCAACGAACGCCATCATGGAGGCCAAAAGCCAACGGGACGAGGTACTGCGCGCCCGCTTGTGGCCGGGGTTGTACGCGAGCTGAGTACGATGCCGCCGTGGCGAATGCCGCTGCGCTGGTTAAGCGGCTGCGCGGGACCGGCTGGAAGCCGCTGGTCTTTGAAAACATGGGCTGGCACTGGCGGGCGGTATCTGGGCCGGTGCAGGTATACCCGACAGACGGTGGGACGAAGTTTTGGTGCATGATTGGCGACAGGGTAAAGGGTAGTCCGGGCGGGCTGGCAATGTGGACGCCGAGCAGGTGCGCTCAATTCAAAGACCCTAACCGCGCGGTGCGGGATGCGCTGCTGCATGTTGAGCGAAAGATGGCCAACTTGAACGAAGTCCTAGCAGCGGCAAGGAAGGCGGCGGGAACCCGCTAGACGCACGCTAGACTCCGCAACGTCAGGGAAAATGATGGATGGAGGCACAGGGCAAATGACGGAGACAATGACAACATTCGACCTTGAGTCGTGGAAGCGGCGGCTGGCGGCGAACGCGGAAGACGCAGAGCGGAATTCCTCGATGGATTCAGGATGGTCATTGAGTCTCGCTCAGACTTGTGAGCGAACAGAACTCACGTTTTATCGCGAACTTGTGAACGCGCTGGCGGATACGACTACGGATGCCAAGGACTTCTTTGATCGCCCGGATTTAGTGGCCGTGCAAGAAGCCGCTCGGTTTGTCACCAGAAAAGCTCGCGAGACTGAGCAGAGGGGAGTAATACCTAACCAACCCTTCCCCCACCAGTTGAAAAAGGAGTGATGGATGATGGCGACAGATGATGACCTTAACGACGGCAAACCGATGCATGTTCCCTGTTGCAAGTGCGGTAAGCCGACTACGCGCGATGCGACCTATGGCGACCTGTGTTATCGGTGCTGCCGGGCGGATAACGAGTGAAGGAGTGACACGGTGCAGACAATTTACAAGTACCCACTACAGATAACTGACCTGCAAACCCTCTGGCTACCGGCAGGCGCGGAAGTCTTGACCGTACAAGTTCAACGAGACGAAGTTTACCTGTGGGCCATTGTGAACCTTGACCTACCACCAACCGACGAGCGAGTGTTCGAGACTATCGGCACAGGTGGCCCAGTGGTTAGCGGCGGCGACATCAGACGGCGTTACATTGCCACGGTCCAGCAAAGCCCATTCGTCTGGCATGTGTTCGAGCGGGAGTGACGACCGATGAGCGAACTAACACCTTGCAACTATTGCAGTCTCAACTCGATTAAGTATCGAGCCGAGAAAACCGGCGGGCAGGTTACTACCGAGTGGCGCAACGGCTGACTGGAGGTCTACGTGCATCCGGCAGACGTGGTGATTACAACCGACGAGGAACGTGACCGGTATCGACAGGCGTCGATGATGGCGCTTACTAACCACTGCGTCTGCTGAAGAATAACAAGCGAAGGAGTGAATGATGGCGAAAACTAAATTGAACATCGAGCTATTGAAGCGGTTGAAGACGCGGTTCATGCGAATGCGGCATCCTGAGCACTTTCACATGAACGTGATTGCCGTGAAGTCAGACTGCGGCTCAGTCATGTGCATTGCTGGACATACATTGGATCTGGCTGGTTACAAGCGGCAGTTAAGACCGGAAGATGAAAGGTCCAGCGTGCTTGACTTTGATTTTATCGACCCTTCGGGGCGTGTGGTAAAAAGTCCGCTTGCGAGGGCGGCGAAAGAGCTTGGCCTAAACTATCAGAGAGAGTCTGGCAATGCAGCCTATGGTCTATTTCACGACTGGAGTCTTGAGACGCCGTACGATGCCGCCGCTCGGATTCAGAAGCTAATCGACGAAGAGGCCCAGTGACCAATCCCAACAACGAGGTGAGTGATGGCGATTATTGACGCAGCAGACGCAATAGTGCGCGGTGATAACGGGTTTGAGAAGCGCTGGCTGGAATGGCTGTCGGACGCACCGCGCGACATAGCCGAAGCCGACCTGCAACTGGCGAAGCAGTTGGCTTATCAATGGTGGCACATGGGCGTCGTGCGCGGCGTGGCGCTGATGAGGTACGCCACCACGCGAGCGGGAGGGGAGTGATGGGCCAATGAAGTATACGATGACAACACCTTGCGATGCGTGTCCTTTTCTCAAGTCGATGGCACACGGATTCTCAATGCGACGACTACGAGAGTTCGCGCAAGGCGAGTTCCCCTGTCATAAGACTGCAAAGCTGAACGACGACGATCTAGACGGCGGCTACGAAGCAACTGAAAACTCGGTCCACTGTGCCGGTGCGCTCATTTTCAACGAGAAGCGCGAAACGCCTCATCAGATGATGCGGATTTGTGAGCGGCTGGGATTCTACGATATGACGAAGCTCGACATGGAGGCTAGCGTGCGATGACTACCACCGCCACCTTCAACTTCGACGCGACACTTGCGCGGCTGCGGGAACGGGCCGAGGATGCTGGGTATGACATTGGGGATGGCTATTGTCAGAACTGCGGCGGGAAGATTACTGAAGCCGACTTAGAAGAGGGCGCATGCTCGCAGTGCTTTAGTCAGATTGAATCAGATGACGAAGACTTGAATGGATGGGAGTTAGGTAATGACGACTGAATTGCAAACGGCCTGGGACGTAGCTGAAGAGGCCGAGAGACGTGCTTGGTCGTTCTCGTACCCCGAAATGCCAAAAGCTCCAAAACGCGAGGACTACAAAACTGGACGAGAATACGGTAGAGCCGTTGGTGACTACGAGGACGCGAAAGAGGCCGTAACAGCTCAGCGCCGTGCGTGGGAAGACGGTCAAACGGAAGCCGAGCAGTGGTTTAAGACCGAGCTGGCTAGGGCGCTAAGGCTCGAAGGACACCCAAAGTTTGACGCTCTATATCGCATTGCGTGGCAAGAGGGTCATTCGTCAGGCTTTAGCGAGGTCGCGAACTACGCCGACACTTTGGCTGAGTTGCTTCGAGAGGACGGATAGTACCTATGACCCACATCAAACCCAACGACGAATGGCGGGTGGGTGCGCAGCCGACCGGTGAGTGCTCCATCCCCGAGTGTCCCTGTCATGAGCTGACCCACAGCGATGATGATAAGCGCCAGGACCAGCAACCACCACCCCTCTGGGCTGATGCAGCGACAGTGCGCGCTGCCATAGCCGACGTGCTGGACGCAGGTGATCCAAGCACAACCCCAGTTGGGTTTCAGTGTTCGATGCCGTGGCTGTTCTGGTTGGATGAAAGCGACGAGCAGACCGAACTGCGAGGCCGCTTTCTCGATGCGGTCCTATTGCGAATCACCCAACTCCAACACCCGCCGCACAACTATCCGAGACGACCGGTGTATGGGGAATAATCAGGAGACTGCATAGGAATGGCTACTGAGACAGTGAAGACGACCCATCGCCACAATTGCCCGAACTGTTTTTACTTCTTCGATTGCGACGAGTTGGAATGCGCTAACGATTACAGCAAGTGTTGTAAATCAACTTCTTCTACAGGTGAGCGACGGGCTGAATCAACACTTGTCCGCTGGTGTCCTGTGGGAGAAACGTGGGAGCCGGACGATCATCCTGATAGTTCTCAGCCGCAAGCTTGCAGCGGTTGTAATCCAGTGCATTATCTTCGGCGCAGGCGGATGCTGATTTGTTCCGTCTGCCAGCAGGCTTGCGCAACCCAGAAAGGATTCAATCGACATGATTGCTTCGACGCCTATTGATCCTTCTACAGGCGAACAGGAGACGGTGGAACGAACCGCGCGGATCGAAATTGAAGACGATCAGCGTTGTGCGGATTGTGAATCAACCGAAGCGGGAAGTTGCTTTTTCTGCAAGGTGGATTGAAACGAGGGTACTTGAATGACCAATACAGCGCGGGATATCGATTCTGTAATCGCGGAGGTCGAGCGCGTAACGCACCGGGCGCTCCGCGCCACTATCTTTCGGCGCTTCGCCGCGATGGAAGATTTTAACGCACTGGTTAAACCGCCGGTCGTGCAACTGCTCATCGACGAAATAAGGCAACTACGGAACCACGTTGCAGACCTGAACCACGATCACGAAGCTACGATTGCGCATTGCAATAAGTACCACGTTGAGGGCTATGACTAAATCTTCTCAAGAGCGCAAGACAGGGGAACGGCGATGGGCTAAGCCTGACGCCAATGGCGTCTATTGGTGGCGTTACGATCAGACCTACGCGCCCGAAATCGTTGAGGTAAGAGACGGCTTGTTCTACTCCGTTGCTGAACCAGATCCGACGAGCGTATCGGTCGGCGAGTTCTTTGGTCCGATCACGCCGGAATCATTCTCCTCTCACGCTGACCTGGAAAGAGAACGAGACGTGCTGGCGCGGCATCTACGAGCCACGGCGGCACTGTTAAAGGAAACCGCGTTTTCCTACCATGTCGAAGCGAAACACAAGCCCGCGTTTGCCAATTGCGCTAACGTCCTTTGTTCACAGGCTTGCTTTACGTGGAACAAGTTGGCAGAGAAGTACACACCGCCGGAAGGGGAGCGCTGATGGCAAGTGAATTAGCCGCCGAACTACTAGAGAAGATCGATCAAGGTGACGGCATGCTGGTCGCGCTTGAAACTACTGAATACGAAGACCTGATCGACGCTGAACTTGCAGAAGTCCGCGAAGTGCTGCGTGGGCTGGTAGTTAGTTTTCCTTCTGGAGAATGCTGCTGGTGCGCATTGCCGCCCAACGCCGGCAGTCCGGATCACACACTGGACTGCGAACGCGCCCGCGCACTCTACTCGAAACTCCGCATTGATAAGTGAGGATTCCAAAATGTGTGGTGAGAACGAACCCGACATAGCCGTTTACCGATTCGATAACGACGGCATGGGCGGCCCAACGCAGGACACGATCGAGGGCGTCCTTGATGACATGCGCAGCGAGCTTGAGAACTGGAGCAAGGACGATAAGCCGATCACGCTAACGATCACAACGGGAAAGATGAATCGCAAGGCGTATGAAGCGCTGCCGGAGTTTGAGGGTTACTGACCAGAGGATTCCAATGCCAACTGACGACGATCTAGTTCTAACACCTGAACAGCGACAGGCAAAGCGGCTGCTTGAGGGGCTCCGCTGGAAAGAGGACATGATGATCACCAACCATGAAGGCGAACGCGTTTGGTTGAAGCCCTGCTTAAACACCGAAGGTAAACGAATCGGCATTACGGATTGCTGCCCTGAAGAAGACCCGTGTGATCACCATGAGTCGCTTGAAGGTGTAAAGGTGCTGGAAACGGAGCAGTAGATATGCCAACTGATGAGCTGAAGGAATGGATGGAGCGCCTAAGGAAGCAGGTGCAAGACGCCAAGGACGATAGCCGCGTCGTGGTGGATGTTTCGCCGTCGCTCATCCTCGCTCTCATCGCTGAGATTGACCGGCTGCAAGCGGTCGTTGATGCCGCCGTTGAATGGCGACGTGTCGGCTATGAACGTAAGGATGAATTCGCCTATCGCATTGGTCCGCTACTGGACGCAATCGACATTTATGACGTGGGTCACAAACGACCTTGCGAGGAACTGTGACTAACTTGGCCCAACACGGTAAGAAAGGCGGTGTAAGTAATGAAGGCTGACGACCACCGACACGGTCGAACGAGCGCGGCGGGTTCTAACCAGGTTCAGCGAGTACCGCACAGCTTGCTGTCAGCCTTTGTCGGTTGATGAGAGCCGGGTGTTGACTGAGATTATCGCGGGGGAGTTTGGGGATAGGAGGACGACGACAGATGGTAAATGAAGACTTGGATCAGCTACGGCCCACAGCGACTACGACAACTGACAGTACTACCGACACTACCGTCACTACCGACGACGATGGTGGATTTGACCTCGATCTGACCGACGACACGCCACCGCCCCGTTGTCGTTTCATTACCGGGGCCGCTGGAACAGGTAAGACGTACCAGGTGCGAGAGGCGATTCATGACGATCCACGCGAAGGGGTGCTGTGTGCCACTACGGGGATCGCGGGTGTGAACCTCGGCACAGTGACGATCAACTCTCTCCTTCGCTACTTCGATACCGAGTCGCTGATCAACGCGTTCGTCAGCGGGCGGCTGGTCACGAGACTGGCGAAGCTGGCGCAATCAGCCCGCAACCTCTACGTTGACGAGGTGTCAATGATGCCAGCGGAACAGTTGGACACCTTATATCAAGCCTGTCGGGAGGCGAATCAGCGGAAGGCAGTGCTGAAGTCAAAAAACCCGGAAGGGATTGGGTTAGTGCTCGTTGGCGACCTCTGTCAACTGCCGCCGATTAAAGCGCGATGGATCTTCGGGGCCGAGTGCTGGCCGGAGTTCGATGGCGGCACCGAACGACTGGAGAAGAACTGGCGACAGGGGGATGGGGACTTTTTGGCAGCGATTAACTATCTACGAGCCGGTGAAGGCGTGGCTGGAGCCGAACTCCTGGCTTCGACCACCGCTGACTTCTCCTCCGCCCTCGACCTCCACTTCCCCGGCACTACCATCATGGCAAAGAACGACGAAGTGGATCGGTTCAACTGGCAGGCGCTGCAACGGGTGCGCGGGGAGAAGTTTGCCGTGAACTCGAAGCGCTGGCACGTCAACCGCCCTCCTGGTGAATGGTCCCATATTCCGCCCAAGATTGAACTCAAGATCGGTGCCTACGTGATGATTCTCGCCAACGATACGAAGGGGTTTACCTACGCGAACGGTGACTGCGGGTTGATCGTTGGTCGTGACAGTCAGCATATCCAGGTACGGTTGGCGCGCAACGACTCGGTGGTGAATGTCGGGGTGATTACGAGGAAGGTGCATACGGTGGACCCTGACGAGTGCGGGGCGATCGGATCGTCGGCCACCTGGGGACAGCCGTACTTTGACGAACAGGCGGAGAAGTACGTGATCGGCGCAGTGGAGTACCTACCCCTCCGGTTAGCGTGGGCTTCCACTGTTCACAAGTCTCAGGGGTTGACCCTGGATCGCGTTCAACTCGACCTGCGTAACTTCTTCTTCGGCACGCCGGCGATGACCTACGTGGCGGTCAGTCGTTGTCGTGCGCCAGAGGGGCTGAGGATCGTCGGTACGCCGGAGCTGTTAGCCACTCGATGCAAGATTGACCCGCGAGTAGTCCGGTGGATTTAACCGGAGGATCGGTCACTTTGACTATTGACACCTTAACCACGTAGTAGTAGATTGTCCGCCCATGAAACGGAAAGCTTCAATGGAAATGTTTGAACATCAATGCCGGCGACCCAACTGTGGTCACAGATGGCTGTCGTTGATGGCGCGCCCGGTTGTTTGCCCGCGTTGTAAGTCATACTCGTGGGATAAGACAGGAAAGAAGAAGCCGTGACGACCTATTCCTACTCCCATAGTCAGCTCGACAGCTACAAGCTCTGTCCTCTTCGCTACTTCTACGAGTATGAGGTCGGCTTACGGAAGCGTGGTGACGAATCGTCGGATCACCATCTACGATTCGGCGAGGCGATTCACGAAGGGCTACGACACCTCTACTTGGGCGGCAGTTTAAAATCAGCGCAAGAGGCGTTTCTCTCCATCTACCCGGTTCAGTTGGACCCGACAGATCTGGCAAAAACCAGGGAGAACGGCGTCGTCGCCCTGGCGGCTTATGCTCGTCGCTGGCGGGACGAGGATCGCAAGTGGAAGGTGATAAGTTGCGAGAAGGCCGATTCCCGCGACGACGGCCACGTGGTCCACTTAGACCTCGTGATGGAGAATTTAGAACAAGGCGGCATCTACGGGTTCGACCACAAGACCACTGGGAAGTATCTCAACGCCGACTACTGGAGTCAGTTCAACCCGAATAGTCAAATCACAGGTTATTACAAGTTTATCAAGGAGCGGTACGGGGAATGTGACGGGTTCTATATCAACGCCTTAAGCTTTCGTTTTCGTCAACATGCTTACAAGGGAGAGCCTGCCGGGTTCTGGAATGCGTTCGAGCGGCAGATGTTCAATCGCAACGGTGAGCAGTTAGCTATTGAGCAAGCGTCAGAGACCGACTGGATAGCGGATATAGAACGCAGTCGCCAAACGGAGATTTGGCGTATTAACACTAACTCGTGTCGATGGTGTTCGTATAAAGCCATCTGCGGTGCCGGGTGGAGCTACCCACAGGATAGTGAGCTAATCGAAGTCCAATACCGGAGGATCTGTAATCAGATGACCGATGAATTGAGGCGATGCGTATTGGACCAGGGCCACGACGGCTCCTGTAGTCCAGTGACGCTGTTCGACGCGCCGATGGAAGTGGTGGTCGAAGTCTAAACAACCGGCAATTATAATCATCGTAAGAGGGACCAATGCCAACCGCTGAAGAGTTTCTAAAATCAAACCCAATCTACATCCTGCTGGTCAACGGGCCACCGGACGCAGGTAAAACAGACCTGGCGCTAACCTTTCCCGATAACTATGTTATCGCCTGCGACCCGGTGGGGTTGGAGTTTCTAAAGCTCCAACGGCCCCGGTCGGTTCAACTGGCGAAGAACTTGGTCCATTTGGAAGAGTTCAATAGCGAACAGTCGAGCGAGTTGAAAGATGCGTTTAAGCGTACCAAAGACCCGAACGAGCGGTCGTCGATCTACGGCATACTGGCTCACGCGAAACAGTTAGCGACAGAGGGTCGAGTCAAAACCATTACGCTCGATGGTCTGACCTTCTTCATGCAAATGAAGTGGGCGCAGATCAAAGCGAACCCGGCGAACGAGACGAATAAGTTTGCGGCGTTTGAGGCGTTGTCGATCTTTCTGAACGAGTTCATTCGCGCCGACTTTCTGACGATGGCAACCCGACTCAGGCTTAATGTCGTAATGACCTGTCATATTCAACGGGAGAGCGATGAGGCGATGGAGAAGAAAACGGTGAAGGACAGCGACATTGCGCCTCGTATCATCGGCTCGTTCAGGAACACTATCGACGGACTTCCCGGTGCCGTGATCTACCTTGAGCATAAGGTCGCCAAAGACGACAAAGGGAATCAAACCCTCAACTACTGGGCCTACTGTCAGAAGACCCCGGCGATGCAGACGATCATCCAGGCGAAGAACAAGTACGGACTGCCGGCGAAGATCGACATCACGAACAAGAGTTTTTACGACATTCTTACGGCGACAGCGAGGAACGGTCAGTCGAAAGCGGTGGCGACACCGCCTGCCCCAGCGGCGGCGACTAAACCAGCATCGTCGTAAACCCGATTGCTCTAACCGAAGCTTACATGTGAGCTTTGACAATCTAAACAACTAACCACAGAAGCGAGGATACAGCCATGCCTGAATTGGACTACGGAACAGTTGAAGACGACAACGGAACGGTGCCGTTCAACGTGACCGATGAGGTTGATGTCGGTGATTTATCCGACCAGCAGGGAGGGGTGCTGGAACCGGCGGCTAAGGTCCACTTTTCGATCAAGAAGGCCAGTGTGAGGACCGCCGAAGACAAAGACACGAAGACCTGGATGGTGAAGCGGCTGGTAGTGGAGGCGCAGGTCGGTCCCGAGGGAGTGGACGGTGAAGGGAAATACGCGAAGAAGGTTCTGTTCCCCGAGCTAGTACTGACCTTCAACAGTCGCGACTTCCCCGACGCTTTCAAATCCCCCTGGTGGCAGAACGAAGCCCGTTTTCCGACGAAGCAGTTTCTCAAAGCGATGGGCGAAGATGTCACCAACGTGCGGGTGAACGACGAGTTCCTCGGCTCTCTATTGGGCCGTGAGTTCATCGCCGACATCAAACGGCGGGAGATCAAAACGAAGGTCAACGGGAAATACGAGGGAACCGGGGACTTTAAGAACGAGTTGACTAACTTTCGATCCGCCGACGGTGGTGAATCCGCGTAGAGGGGGACGTGGGGTGATGGAGAGAGCGATAGGAGAGATAGAGAGGGCAATAGAAGCGGTAACGGCCAACGAGGTCCGCTTCACTCTCCCGTCGCTCCCTGTCACGGTTAATAGCCTGTATCAGATCCGGTATTCAACTAGGGAAGTGTTTTTGCGCCCTGAGTGTTATCGATGGAAGTCGGAATCAAAGCGATATGTACCAAGGTTCAAAGTGGCTCAAGATTCATCAGTGGAGATCCATGCCACTTACCACTTCCCGTTTCACTACAAGAACGGGAAACCGCGAGTGTTCGATGTCGCCAACCTACTGAAGCTAACTATCGATACAATTGCGGAGAAATGTGGATTTAATGACTTCCTGGTTCGCGCTGGTTCATGGGATGCAGTGGATTCGACAGAGGAGAAGGTTGAAGTCGTCGTCCGGGAGAGGGTGATGGTGAAGACGATGACAGCGACGACAGCGACGACAGCGACGACGACTTAAAGCTCCACCCACCCCTCCTCCCCGTGCTCCGGTGGAATAGAGGAGACTGCCGGGAGTGCGGTAAGGGAGGGGTGGTTGGGGAGGATAGAGGGAGAGAGAATGACTGACTCAAGCACCATCGACCCGTTAACAGCGGCGGCCCAAGCCGCGTGGTTGGACTTCGCCAAGGGAACTTACAGCACTACGGACCAGCGGATCTTCGTCGCAGGCTTCATGGCCGGTAATCGTCACCGCCAGCGACAAGAGAAACAGCAACGGCGATACGAAGACGACTACGAGCGCAAGTTTGGCAGTCGAAGGGATTGCTACTGACGTGGAACTATCACCCAACGAGCAGGCGCTGCTGGCGCGTGAAGTGGCCGCCGACCAATACGACCGCGAGTGGCCGTTGCGAACCACGCTGGGTCGGGAGGAATTCTGTGCCGGCTGGGACGCGGCGATGGAGTACGTGGAGAAACAACGTGCCAAGGCTGAACTGGGTTAATCGTCAAGGACCGGGCGAGTTCGAGGTAAGTGCGCCGACCGAGGTGTCCTACGAGTTCGACTACAGCCACCAGGGCGGCGTTGAAGGCTGGCCTACTACGCACTGCGGCGTGAAGTTCGGCCCGGCGTTGATCAAGAAGGCGTGGGCCAGTGGGTTGTTTGTATTCGCGGAAGTTGACGGCTACCCGTACCCGATGGCGGTGAAGGAGGCGAAGTGGTGCAAGGGGAACATTCTGGAAGTGAAGTTGAGCGAAGGCCCGCGCGTGGCGACGAGAATATTCACTCGGAGGTCGGCCAAGGGGCTGACGGTTGGTGGCCTGCTGATCGAATAGCCGGGTTGGAGTGCGTGGAGGAGTGACGACAGATGGCTTATGGAACTAGAAGCGGCGGTAGTGGATTCAGCTTGCGAGCCTCGGTGGTGCAGTGGGCGCGCGGCTGGTGGTCGCTCAAGCCTCACTTCATCATCGGCGACCGTTACCTCCTGCGCTGGTACGTCATTCCGCGCAACCCGTGGCTAAATGTCTATCTGCACAAGTTCCTGCACGACGATGAGGACCGAGCGCTGCACGATCATCCGTGGTGGTTTGTATCGGTGATGCTCAAAGGGGAGTATCGCGAGATTGTCGGGGATGCCGTGGACCAAGACCTCCTGTTTCGTCGCGCTCCGTCTATTGCTTTTCGCAGGGCCAGACACGCGCATCGGGTCGTACTGTCAAAGCTGCTGGGTGGAGGCTCGTTACCATGCTGGACACTGGTAGTCACGGGCCGGGTAACGCGCGACTGGGGCTTTCACTGCAAAGATCGTTGGGTTCATTGGAAGGATTTTACGTCTCCTGCTGACTACGGGCAGACCGGAAAAGGTTGCGATCAATGAGAGCAGCAACCTGTCATCCCGAACGACGACTAAAGGCACGGGGCCTATGTAGTGGCTGTTACGTAAAAGACCGAGAGCCATTTCTGCCACGAGCATCTTGTTGTCCTGATCGAGCGCGGTTCACTAAAGATGGTCTATGTCAGCGCTGCGCTGAGCGGCGAAGATATACTGACGAGCAAACATTGACCCAACGGCGCTTGTGGCGATTCCGGAATTATCTAAAGGAATACGGATTAACCGTCGAGGATTACTTTGTTCTTCTGAAGCAGCAAAACGGACGTTGCGCGACCTGTGGGCAGTTACCGGAGAAGCAGGCATCTAAGTCTCGCCTTGTCGTAGACCACGACCATGAGACGGGGTATGTTCGCGGGCTGCTTTGCGACACCTGCAATAGAGCGTTGGGGATGTTAGGAGATGACCTACAACGCCTGATGACAGCCTGCGAATACCTTCGGCGAGCAGGGCCGGATTTGAATGAGCGGAGAATGGGATGAACGAGTGCTACTGCTGTGGCCTGTCAGAGGGATCACCTTACGGCTGTGACTGCGAAGTTTATCAATGCGCCGACTGTCGCAAGTGCGCTACCTGCTGTAAGTGCTGCGAGGACGACGATCTATGACCACCCCTGCCCAATCCAATCTGCGCCAGTTTCCATCACGAGTGGGTATTGCCGCCGACTTAGACTACCTCCGCGCGCTGATGAAAGAGTTTCTAGCTGAGATGGAAACGCGCGGTCATTCAGTAACATTTGGCCCTGAGAGCCTGACTGACTGGAAGTTTGAGACGTTCTTACAATGGGCCGCTAACAAGCAAAGGAAGGAGCAATTATTGTGAATCTGCGAAACGTGCTTAAAGTCTACAGTCTACAACGTCAGTTCAGCGACGACGAATCCGCGTTGCTGGCCACCTTGCGCGGGCTGTCCGACAGTGAGCGCGATCTCCTGGTCGAGTCGTTGCAGCCGACAAAGGGAACCGGCAAGGGCGTCAAGAAGCGCACCCGCGCCACTGGCAACAGATCGGCGCGTGCCACCGGGCTGGCAGCGACACTTAACAAGAATCTGGCCCAGCAGCGCAAACCCATGTGCGCCATCTGTGGCAGCACCGACCCAGACGACGGGGACCACGGTGACGGGGATAGCCAGCACCAGTTCTCCACCGATGTTAGTGGGCGATTACAGATGCTGATGAGCAACGGTGACAAGTGTGCCTTTGAGATTGACAGCAAGGTGTGCAAGGGACTGGAGAACGACGGGATTCACGATGTGACACTGGGGTATGTGAACTATCATGAGTTCGTCGCTCCGACACAGGCTGCGAGCACGGGAGGTTGAGATGAGCAAATACAAGAGCGACGTGGGTACAATCTACGTAACCGAGACGAAGGGCGCTGACGATCCCTGGGACGTGTGGTTCGAGGATTTCCATATCATCGGCCAGGGGAAGTCTGAAATCGAGGCACTGCAAGACGCTGCTCGGTACACTGCGGGCCTGTCGTTGCTGATTGCTACTTCACTGGCTTCCTGTGCGTCGGTGCTTCGCAAAGAGGAAGTGGATCTAATAGTTGGCGCGAATCCTCTGCAAGCGCTGCCGGAAGGAGGCGACTGATGGAACCCCACGAACTATTGCGACAGGTGCAGGAAATGGCCGACCCGGCCAGCGCTCAGGAGTTTGGTGACGGCGTGGAGCGTCTGCGGGCAATCGCTGACCATATTCAGGGTAATTTACTTTGCAATGAAGACGAGACAGGAGCCACCCAATGATTCCCGCCATCGACGACACTGACATTCGCGACCCTTACCCGCAATCGTTCGACTTTCCCGCTGACTGGCCGTTTGAATTCCTGCTGCCTGCCGAAGTAGTTTGTCGCGACTGTAGCGGGACCGGGGAACAGGCTGATGGAGATGGATGTTCTACCTGCCGTGGCGATGGCTGGCTATTTGATGATAGTGAACACTGCTGTGAAGACGGGTTCCTACCGCTTCCCGACGGCAGTTATGTCGCCTGCTTTCTTTGCGCGGAACCGGAGGTGCTGATATGAGCTTCGCCTGTACCGCCGAGGACATGCACCCGTATGAGTGCGAGCCTGTAACTTGTCGTCACTGCAATGCGACCAAGACAGAGGACCACGATCCACGTCGCTGCTGGCTGTGCTGGGACGGCGATCCTGATGGAGAACCAGGGCCGTTGTGTACAGTGGGGGAGGCGACCGATGAGTGAATGCCGCTGTTGTGGCACCATCCACTACGACGACTATTGCCTCTTCTGTGAGTTTCGCCGGGAGGAATTGTTGGAGCGGTTGGAGCCAGACCGTAAAGCTGTAGCGTTCAGCGAGATTGCCGCACAGGGGATGTTCATCGGTGATCGTAAGCGGCTGCGACAGGTGAAAGCGAAAGGAGATGCCAGATGCCCGAGTTAACCACTGACGCCACCACCCGCCTGCTCACCGCCGCCCGTCGCTGGCGTGCTGAGGTGCAGCCCAACTGGCCGGGGAATATGCCGGAGCATGAGCGAGAGTTAGCACTAGCGATTGATGAGTTGAATGGGAAGCGGGAGGACGACGACGATGATAGTCGCTGAACTCGCTCTACTGGTCGCGCTGGCCCAGAGGCCGCAACCTCGACCACTAACCCTACCATCCACCCACCTCGTCGCTCTCGTCTTCTGCGACTTATGTGAGCCGGTGAAGATTGGACTGCGACAAGCGCTGCTGCTGTATCGCGAAGCACGGCAAGGTTCGTTAATCAGTGCCCTGTTTACTGAACGGCAGAATGCCCGACTACTGGCGGCGCTGGTGGTGGCACTGGGCACTCTACCCGACGCTGAGCGACTCACTGTGCCGGGATTGCCAGGGACGAGGGAGCGGGACGACTGGGAGGTGCGGCGTGGGGTGCGGCGGGCGGTGCAGGGTGCGGAGGTAAGGTGAGCTACCATGGCTAAATGCACAGGTCGAGCGGGCTGCCAAAATGAAGCAACGGACGAATCCCATAGCTGTCCTTACGCGGTTGAGATAAACGACAATGACAGCGATGACTTTTGCGACTGTTGCGCTGAGTGTACACACGAGTGCGCGATGGATATTTGAATCACGCCCCACTCGCTCGTCAATAGACTGAGCATTCACCGCGCAAGCGGACACTGAACGATGGGTGGGGCACCAGTGATCTGGGGAGGACGATGTAATTAAAGTGCTCCCGTCAACCGCCTGAATTGACAGGATGACCAGATAGCGGGAACGGAGAACCCGACGGTGGCGGCTACGTTGAACCGCTCGTCGTTGGCCGCGAGCGCCGTTAATACAAGTCGCGGCATAGTTGCGCGGGACTCGCTGGCTGGTAACACCAGCGGGGAGAACGAAGGCGCTCCAGACAAGTCCCGCATCAGATGTTTGCAGTGGTCATTGAGGGCGGTAAAAGCCACGGTAAACGACTGTGGAGCGAGGCTGTAAAGACTCTCGTCTCCATCTGCCTTATCTCGGAAAAACAAGCCTGAAGCAGTAGAGTCAACTGCGAGGTAGGCACGAGAACGAGGACGCCGAGCGACCTGAGCCACTGCAAACGGCCATTGACAACTGAATTTGCGCGGACGGCGTTGAAGGAAACGCTACTGAGTATTCGGATAGGAAGGCATGGCAGGTTCCGAAGATGCTAGCTAAGAGCCGTGACAACACGGCAGAACGCCACTCGACATGCCGTAGCCGGTATCAAGCCCGGCCCCGCGCAATCGCAGTCGAGTAGGATGGAGCAGAGTGGTAACACCTGCTTCATCGTAGGTCTTCGGACTTGCGGTTTGAAATCATCCTACTCGACCGACCCTTGGGCCACTCGGTTACGGCATCTTTGGCGATGAACCCCAAGCCGTCTGAAAAGGTGGCGGCGGTGGTCCAAGGTTGAATTGACAATTGAATCAAGTTTGCGCGGCTTACTCTGGCACGAGAGGACAGACCGGGGAGAGGTGGTCGTAACGTGTCGAACCCACCGCCTGCGGGGGCCGCGCAATCCCCCTTCTCAACCCACCGCGTAGAGGTGGCTGTCGCCGATTCGGGAGACGTGACAATGTAGAGTGCGGTGACGGCGGAACTGGTGGGTTGAGAGACTGCCTGACCATTAACCCTTTAGACAGGAGAGACTAATGAGACGAAAACTAATCATACTGGCATTGCTCACCATAGGGCTGCTAGTCACGCCCACTGGATCGGCTGCGTTTATTCCCTGCGATCAGGCTAACGCCGCATGTGAGGGCCTTGCCGACGCCGACATGCTCAGCTGTGTAATAGTCTACGGAGACGATATAACCCCAGACCAGTTCAAGGGATGCGTGACGCACGCCGCCGGTATTTACAAGGGGTGCATGGAAGCCCATGGTTGCCCGATTGTGAACTAGGCTGAATCTCGTGGGCCACTGGCGCGATAAGCGCGTGCCTTGTCATCGGAATCCTTGGCGCTGCTCCGTGAAAGCCGGAGGGAGTGGTCCACGTTATAATTCTTTGATTGCGGTGGCGCTCTGACGAAAGCGCTCGGAAGTGACAGGAACTCAGGAGTGCAGCGGGAGAGCACGAGGGAAAGGCTGGGAGGTAGGTAACGATCCTCCGGTGTTAAGCACTTAGTACAACCTTTCACGGCGGCTCGTTAGTACCGTGGACCAGTGGAGTAATCCTACTGGAGCACGCTAAGCCCATTCGGCGAGACCAGAGACTTCTTGAGGTGGGGAGAACTGCTGTGAAAATCGGCAAGCAACGGGCCGAGTTGGACCCCAGGCGACCATGCTCGCGTGGATAGCAGCATCTGTCCTATTGACGGTGGGACTGTGCCTGACTACTGAAGTCCCAAACGTGGTTTGAATCCACGACGCAATCAACCAGTGTTCGTAATCCATCAATTGAAAGGAGGAGACAACCAGGCAAAAATCTACAGACCTAGACCACTTTGGAATGGGAGGCGGCGTCGGGTGACTGGCGTCGTCTTTCTATCTGCTCGCCCGCTCCACCTGTGCTACACTTCCAGCCAACGGAACGACTAAGTTTCCGAGATTGTTCTCCTTTTACGACGAGGTGGTGCTGGCTGTGGGAGGCGGGTGCTGCCTCTATTTTTCTCCGCTGCGATCTTTCGGCTGGTCCGCGTCACCGTAGCTGACGTGCTTTATTTGCAGTAGGCCCATCGCCTTTTCCAGTTCGGCTTTTTTCAGGTTATAGCGGGTCTGTAGCTGAGCGGCCTCTTCCTTAGACTCAATCAACTGTCCATCCAACTCTTCAGCCTTGTTGCGCCAGAAGAGGATCTGCCCGCGCATCTGGTCTTCCTTCAATAGCGACTGCTCAGCACGGTCCTCAGCTTTCTTTCTGACTGCCTGGAGTTCTCGCAGTAATTCGAGACTGATTCCTATCGGGGCAATTTCTGTGGTGACTTGCAGGTTATGGGTCTCGGCGTCTATGCGCCTTACCTCGGCAGGCTCGCGTCTCCCCTTAAACCATAGAGCGGTTAGGGTTCCGCCAATTGAAAGGATTGCTGTAATGAAGTTCGAGACCAGTATTAGAACATGAGGAACTGTCGGGTTCTCTTGCATGGTCGATCATTGGTCCAGTACCTGATTCAGCCGGGCGATTTCATTTCTCATTTGGCTTACTTCACGGCGCGGTAGAAACGTCGTGTCCATGATTGGCTGGATACGCTTACGAGGGTCTTTAGCGCGAGGGAAGACCGGGCCATGGCCTATCTGTCCGCTGATGTCAGGGAAGCGCCGCCCGTAGGGATAGTCTTTGTAACAGTGCCGAGGAGTCGTGCAGGTGATGTCCGCCTCGTCGGGTGAACCGTAGTGGCCGATGATTTCCCAGATACGAAAGCGGACCTTATCGCCCTCGCGTTCAATCTCTGTCGCCTTGGGTATCTTGATGACCTTCAGCGAGAACTCATTGAAGGGCAGGTAGAGGAACCGATAGAACGCCTTCTGCCACCACTTGTAAGTTGAGTCGAGTTCGTCTTTCCATAGTGAGACGGTGTAGATCGTGTCATCTACCTGCGGCAGCGGACGGGCGCTCATTTGATTCAGTTGCCTCCACCGGGAGGGTCAGGCGGCTTGGGCGGCTCAGGCGGGATGGGAACGTCGCCGAGTGGGCCGGGTTTATCCGGTGGTCCAACCGGCTTGGTTGTCGGTGGAGTCTCATCCGGCAGTCCTTGCGGTGCTGGGTGGTCTTGTTCATGTTTGCTACTCATCTGGGCGATTGCTCCTTGTTCTAATGTCTGATTGCGAAAGCGATTGCTACTATTACCGAGCCGATTGTTATTAGCGACATTACCATGCCGACTGCCAGCACCACGTAGGTGACGGTATTCTTGGCTCCCGTCCCCTTACCTGCGCCTTCGTAGCTGGACTTCTCAAGTGCTGCCAGTCGTCGATTAACTTCCACATTGTTCTCGGCGTTCTGGCTTGCCAGTGCGGTTGCCGTGGAGTTCAATGTTCGCTCAACCACCTGGATTGCCGCGAGACTACGATTCGCCTCGGTGATCCTCGCCATCTCATCGCTGGCCCGAAATGCCGCCAGTTTGTCCTGCTCCATCTTGTGAATTTCACGGTCATGGGCCTGATGGATCATGCTGACATCGTGCGCGTGCTGTGCTCTTAGGTCCGCTATCTGCTCAACCCGTCTGACCGTTTCATCTAACCGCCGAATCGACGCTTCGATGAAGCGGTTGTACATCTCGCGGAGGTCGTCTTGCCGCTTGTTGGCCGCGTTGGTTAAGTCGAGAACGTTCTTGGTTGGGTCGATTACCGGCCCACCCATTGCGTCTACGCCTATTCCCTGTCGGCTGTTTCCGGGCAAGCACGATGTCTCCTGTTGGTGTGACTACTTCACTGCACTCCCAAACACCTGCCAACCCAGCAGGACGATGAGCACGAACAGTAGCAGATTGCCGCCGCTGATAATCCTCCGGTTGGGCGTCTCCACAACGAAGGGATAACCCAACCCAAAGATGGCCCAGAGGATGATGAGCAGCCAGAAGATGTATGCGAGTGGCATTGGTTAGCCCTCCACTGGCGGTGCTTCTTCAGTCAGTCCGCCAAACGAGATCTTGACATCGCTCACCGCTGCGGGATCGCCGGTGGTCACAGTAAAATCCGCCGCGCCGCTGCCGAGAATGTCACCCTTGGCGTTCTTCACGACTGCGTTCAGTGACGCAACGCCGGATTTACCGAAGTGGGCGATGCCGGAATTCGTCGCCGAGTCGAAGCCGGGGCTTACAACCGTATCATCGCTTGACGTGACTTCCACGGTCAGTCCTCTGGTGTCGGGAAGCGTCTCGCCTTCCGCGTCCGTCACGCTGCCGATGGCGATGGAATACGGTTCGTCCTGATGATCGTTTGCTACTTTAAACACGAATGTTACCTCCAGAGATTTATTCGGCACCGGGGCCGGTTGGATTGCCTGAATGGCCTTAAGGATCTGTTCTGTCTCGGCCACTACTAACTTTGTAAGATTGTCAAACTTTCCTTGGTTGCTATTGGCTTGCTGGTCGATCTCCACGCGCAGTTTCTTCAACCTGCCCTGAATGTCGATTAGCCGCTGGTCGAGGATTTCAAACTGTCTCTCATCTTTGGTCTTGGTCATCTTCCACAACCAGTCGAACATTACAGCCGCTCCATGTGCTGCTAATCTCGGAACGTCCCGTGCCGTGGTCTACCTGCTTGATTCAACAGTTGCGAACGCCTCGAATGTACCTTCCTTCTTTCCATGTCACCGTCTCATCATCGTGCTCGTTACTAGCCACCGAGACGTTCCGAAACTTACGGCTTCAGTTTAGCCGTTTCAAAGGTTGCATTGACCGCCGCTGGGGCCGACAACCGTTCCACTGCGTTGCTGGACTTCGCCGCGCGGGCCGCTGCGATAGCCGACGCCGGTTGCTTCATAATCTGCTCATGCAGCAACACAGCCACCGTCTGCACCGTCGCCCCAATCACCGCCAGCAGCATTTTCACATGGTCGCTGAGGTTGACGCCCAAGTCTTTGGTCAGCGTTAGGATGTTCTCGTCGAGCGTGTTGAACAGGTTGTCGGCGCTGGAGAAGTCGCCATGCTTGTAGGCGGCATCGAAGTCGGTTGCGACTGCCAGAATCTTGGTAATTGTCGCCGCCCACTGCGGCATGATAGAGGAAATCTGTTTGAGAAAGTTGGTGATGGTCAGTACGTAGATTGATACCTTATCGGAGTCGCACTTGAAAGCGCTGCCAGCGAATCCGAGGACTAAGAAGGTAAGAATCCCGCGCCATGTGAACTGTCGTCTATTCATCCAGTGGTCCTCCTACCCCAGCAGTGTATCAGACCCTCGCAAACCTGTAACGGGGAAAGTTGGCCCCCGTCACTGAACTACCACCCCCTTGCCGCTAATTGTCGCTTTTCCACTCATTCCAGCCCCGCGTACCGTCGTCCAGTTGCCGCTGACGGTGTTGAGCAAGTGGGCTTGCAGGTCCACCCAGTTGACGCCTGGGTCGGTGCCGTCGTTGGCGTCGCCCTTGTACGGCGAACTCGCCGCCAAGCTCCAGTTGCCGCTAGCTGGGTCGGTAAACCCCACCGCTGCCTGACTGGCCGGGAACTGCATAGCTGTGATAGGTGCAGAGTAACTCCCCGCCGACCCACCCACCTGCAACGAGCTGGTGAATATAAACCCAGGGAAGTAGATGTTCAAACTCGGCGTGCCGGTGGAGAACCCGGAGCCGAACCAGCCAAACGCCCCTTCATAAGCAATCGAGTTCTCGTACATAAACCCCGGCCCGCGCATCTCGCCGTCCATCACCGCCGAGTGGTTAGTGACCGCCAGCATGGTGACATGGTTAATACGTGGCTCCCACGCCTGGATAAAGGTAATCGCGCGGTTCGTCAGCGCTTCCATTAGGATATTTGAGAACCACACCTTGCGCGACTGCACGGTGCCGCGATACTCAGACCCGCGAAACTCCACTCCCTTCTCGATGTTGTACAGCCAGTTGTAGCCCCAGTCGATGTAATTCGCCGTGGCCCAATTGCCGGAGTCGCAGGTAGCTTGGAAGAACGCGCCGATACCCTGCTGCGCATCAGTCCAGTTGTTCTCAATCTTATTGCCCCGTGCTGATACATAGCTCCCGGTCTTCAGCTCCCACAGGTTCTTCACCCCGCGCGTCTTGCCGTCCCAGGCTGGGTTAGAAGGCTGCCACGTCAGTGGGTGAGTCAGATAGTTCTCGTTGAACTCGATATAAGACGGCACCATGCCGCGCACAATAGTGGTTGCACCGCCGACGAAGTAGTTGATGGATGAGCCGCCGAGGAAATTGTTATCAATCGCGTGACGGCCCTCGGCTGAATAGGTGAGCAGGTTGTGGGATTCGATGCCGGATGAAGACATCGGGTAGATGTAGCTGTCGATGATCGCTACGTCATTGGCGTTGTAGAGAATCCCGTTCTGGATATTGACCGAGAACTCATCGGTCGGGCGAATGATGCAGTGCTGAATGATGAAGTGGTGCGAGATTTCCGCTGCTGAATCTTCAACTGACGGTGCGCCCAGTTCGACAATCGCAAACTGCTGGACGCTGGTCTCGAACACGATCCCTCGAAACTTGTAATGGTGCGACGTACCCGCCAGGTCGCTGATGAGAGGCGAGAGGTTGTTCGTCGTCCCACGCACAGTGAACATCTGAGCAATGTCGCCGGGGGTGATGCGCTTGTGTGATGGCGGCAGCGTGCCGGAGCTAATCACCGTGATATACGCACTACCAACCGGCACCTTGGCGGTGAGTTGCCCATCGGCCCGACACCCGGCAGGCAGGACCACCTTCTGCGCCACGGTATTACGGCTCTTGGCGATGTCCAGTGCTGCCTGCACCTTGGTGAGATTCCCGGCTGCGTCCCCAGTGCAATTAGCCGGGGAGATGTAGTTGGCGTTGAGTGGGTTGGTTAGGTCTTCAGTGTTGGCGGCGTCGGCTTCTGCGCGGGCGCTGACTGTGATGGTGGTGGTTGCGGTGGCCGTCACCGGAGACGGTTGCGCATCCCGTGCTGAGACCGTCACCGTATAGTCCCCCGCCGCGTGATAGCGATGCACGCCCTTGGGAATGCTCATTGCGTAGTGGAGCGAGGAGCCGGGAATGCTCTCGCCGAAATCCACGTTGATGGAGTCCCAGTTGGTTGATGCGGATGCGTCAATGAAGCATGGCTCATCGATGAAGCAGGTGGTGGTGCCGACTGAGGCGGTGACAGCCCCGACCTGGATGGTTACGGTGTCGGTGTCAGTTGACGAGCCGTCAGAGACGCTGAAGGTAAACGTGTAGGTGCCGACAGTCGTGCCGCCATCGGCCCAGGTAAACAGCCGGGTTGGCTGGCGGATAGTTAGCGCCCCACAGCCCGCGCCGGGAGCCGACACGCAGGTCCAGTTGGTGGACAGGGTATCGGAGAGATTCGTCGGCACCAGCCCGCTGGAGTCGTAGTCATAAGAGAAGGTGCCATTGAGCGGGAGACGGCCTTTGGCTACGCCGGTTAGATCCTCGCCATAAGCAGTTGGGCGGGTGTTGGAATTGGCCGCGAATGTCGGTGCGCCTGTCGCGGTCAGCGGCATGGTCAGAGTGCCGGAGTTCGTCAGGTCATTCTCAAACCGATAATCAACCCAGTTCTCATTCCCGTTAATCGAGTGGCAGGCCAGCCAGTTCTCGGCAAACGTCGGGTAGGGGAGCTGTAATCCCGGCGCACTGGCCTGTGGGTATTGGGGAATCCATTGGTCGTGCCAGCGCCAGAAGTCGATGTCGGCTTGCAGGTGGAGCGTGCCGTCGAGCTTCGCTCCGATGCGAAAGGCGCGGTTGTTGGGGTCGATAGATGAGACCGAGGCGGTTTGCACTGCTGAGACCACCGTCTTTGGATCACCCCGCGCATCCCACGCTTGCAACAGGTAGGCCATATTCGGCCCGATGTCGTCATAGGCGAAGCGATAGATGAATCCGGTGGTGAAGGCGCTGATGTTTACCGTGGTGGTGCCGGTGCCGGTGGCGGGAACAAATTGCAGGTTGGTGGTGGTGCCGCTCACCGCCTTGATATACAGCGTCCCTACGCCGGTCCAGTCGAATAGCACTTGGTCGGTGGTGTGACCAATCCGCGCGCTGGTCATGCGTGATGACACTTCGCGCAACTGCCTCGTCCCAGTTGGAGTAGTGCCGCTCAGGTACTGAGATGAACCGTCGAGGGTGATGTGGGTGCCGGGCGGTGTTTGGGCGGCGACGGGGAGGGCGAGTAGGGCAAGTAGAATTAAAGGTCTCATAGTTCTCTTATGGAATCGCGGCGATACTAACCCACGAAAAAACATCACTAGAATTCTTGGCGCACACCGCCACGGTGTCGGCCACCCCGGCACTTCCAGCCACGTACCAGAACGTCCCGCGCGTCGTCGAGTCGCACGTCGGTCTCGTGCCGGTGGTGAGCTGCACCCCCTTCTGCACCGTCAGCACATCCTGTATGCCAGTAGCTGAATTCAGTATCACCGCCCCAGTCACGTCCACCTTGAACAAGTCCACCGTGCCTGCCTGGTTCTGGAACAGGAAGAAGTTGCCGGTAGGACCGGTGTCGGTCACGCGCTTGCCGTAGAAGACGTTGTTGCCATTACCTGCCTGATTGGCCGTCATCTGCCCGGTGGCTGGGGTGAAGAGGAAGTTGGACGCTCCTGCCAGTGCGCCGGTGAGGTTGAACTGAAATTGGGTGGTCGAGCCTCCCGCCCCGGCGGTTGGGGTAGCCCAGGTCTGGTCGCCGCGCAGGAAGGTTGACGACGATGCCGCGCCACTACCCAGCCGAGCAGTTGCCATTGTCTCCGAGGTAATCTTCGACGCGCCCAGCGCCGGGATGTCGGCTGCCACCAGCGCGCGGAAGGTGGGCGTGGCGGCGCTGCCGGTGGTTGGCCCACTGAACACGGTATTGGCCGTCTGAGTGGCGAGGGTTGCAGTTAGCGTCCCTGACGATATCACCGGTGTGCCGCTGACGGAGAAGATATTGGGCAGTGCTAAGCCGACACTCGTCACGGTGCCCGCCCCGGCGGGAGTCGCCCACGTCCCATCGCCGCGCCAGAAGGTTGAGCCACTTGCCCCGGTGCCGGAGTTGAGCCGGGTCACTGGCAGGTTGCTGGTTACGCCGGTTGCCAGCGACACGTTGGTAATCGTGTTCAGGCTGCCGTCAATCGTTTTGTTGGTCAGTGGTTGCGCATCCGTCGTGCCGACGATAGTGCCGGTTGGAGCAGCGACAGTTGACGCCACGCCCGAGGTGAGCTTCACCAGCCCGCTGCTCGTCGCGCGCTTAATCGACTTGCCGCTGGTGCTGTTGAACAGGACCAACTCGTCGTTGACTGAGACGGCAGTGTTGGAGCTGACATCACCAGCACCCACCGGTGTAGCCCACTGCCCGTCGCCGCGCCAGAAGGTGCCGGATGATGCGTTAGTGCCAGAGTTCAAGTTCACCACAGGGAGATTGCCGGTGACATCCGACGCCAGGCTGACACTCGCCACCGTCGTCAACACTCCGCCGGTTGCTTTGACCCAGCCCGACGAAGTAAACCGGCCAATCTGCTTGCCGGTGGTGTTGGAGAAGACCGCCGCTTGGCCGACTGATGCGGTAGCCGTATCGCTGGACACGTCGCCATTCCCGGTGCCTCCACCACCCGGCACAAACACCGAGCAGCGCCAGACAAAAGTCGTCGCGCCGGTCTGCACCCGGAAGGCATAGGCTCCAAACCCGCCGCTGGTACAGTTGCCGGTCACTGAATCAACCCCGCCGTCCGTCACGTAGCGCACGTTGTTATCGTTCGGCACGCCGAGGTTGGCAAAGGTGACTTGGCGAAAGGTGTTGGCCGACTGGGCCAGCAGCGCGGCGGGGAGCAGTAGGATGAGTAGCAGGGTTTTCATAATTGTCTCATGATGTCGGAAATGGAGCAGTCGGCACGTTGCTTACATCACGCGCAACGCCTTTGGTAATTCGTGTCTGGTTCATCCAGCCATTCAGTTCGGCGGCATTCACTCCGGCAGACTGGGCCGAGCCGATTCTAAGCACGGTAGTGGAATTGAAGAAGGAGTCCGTCGCTACGGCCCCGGTTTGAATCACGGTAGTTGTTGGGTCACTGGCAACTGCGGCATACAGGATCAGCGACGTAGTTGATCTCTTCGCCGCCACGTAGTACCACGTTCCGGTGTTAAACGTAAACGAGCCGGAGATAGTTGTTGTCGCGGTTCCGTTGGTGGAGTAAATGAACTCCATCGTGGTTGCGTTAAACCGCCACCAGAAGGAGCGTTGATTGCTGGTTGAAGAGTAGTGACTGTAGATTGTCTGGGTTGGCTCCAGTGCAAACGAGTTGACGCGGATGAACGCCTCCATCGTCCAGTCACCAGCCGCCATGGTCCAATCGGCGCTATCGGCAGATTCTACTCGGTCACTGTCGCCGTCCAGTAGCAGCGACGAACCTCCGAACCACGATTGCGCGGTGTCGATTTGCGCGTTGGCTTGAAACGATAAGGTATGGGCCGCATTAGAGAGATCGGTAGCCGTAGTCTGCCCATCAGTGCCGTTCCACGGAACGAGTAGTACTACGCTAGAGAAGAACGGATCAGTCGTCGCTGCCAGTGTCTGCCCGCTCACCGCGTTCAGGATCGCCAGACTCACTCCGTCGATTGCCGAGAGGGCAGTGAGCGCGACTCCGTTGATTGCGTTGACTGTCATTTTTAAGTCACTGTCAGGTAAGTGCTATTGAAGTCGAAGAAGGCGATGTCGGCGGTGAGTGCAAAACCCACTACTTGAACCTTGTCGCCCGACGTGGAGGGGGCGGTTTGTGTCAGCCCTCCCGGTGTTCCCGAGAGATAGAGTGCTCCTCCCGGCGTCCAGTTCCAAGCGTCGTTTCGTACCGTTCCACGAACAAGAATTGCCGCTGGGTTGGTACTGACATAGGCAGCCGTTGCCAATCCTCGCGCGGGGTAGGTGCTACTGCCATTGGCGTCTGCTAGTTGCCACGTCGATGACCCGTCAAGGTAAACAGTTTCCCATTGGGCAATTGTCGCTCCGGCGTTCAGGCCGGTAACCTGCAACCCCTCACAGGTGTCGTCCGTGCCGTGGGCTGCCGTCAGGCTGATAATCTTTGAGGTAAGTGTCTGGGTAGCAGTAAGACCGACAATCGTTTGCGACGTTGAGGGAAACGTCATCGTTGTCGAGTCGGTGCCTGCAAAGGTCAGCGAGTGGTTAAAGCTGACCACTTTGGCATTGGTAATTGTCAGCGTGCCGGTAGACGAAGTGATAGTCAGGCCGTTGACGGATGTGGCCGTGGCTGCACCGAGCGTTGGGGTGGTAAACACTGGCGACGTAACCAGTGCAAAGTTTCCCGAGCCGCTGGTATTCCCCGCCGCGTCTGCCGGGGTCACGACCGCAAAGGTCGGCGCACCGGCGGCATTTCCATGCAGCACCGTCACCGTCGTGCCTAGTGAGCCAAGCGCGGTAATGTCGGTGCCGCCCGCACCAAGGATGACTTGGTTTGTAGTCAGCGTGCCGACGTTGCCGACTGTCCCAGTACCCGCTGAAGCATTGAGCGTTGTACCGCTCATGGCGAGATTCGTGCCGAGTGTAATCTCCTGCACGTCACCGGCTCCGCTGTTACCGCGACCGAGCAACTTATCCGCTGCTGAGACATTTTGCATCATTGCGTAGATCACGGTGTCACTGGGAATTGTCGCTACCTGACTGCCGCTTCCAGGTCCAGCGGTTACGTTTCCGGTAAGTTGCGTGATACCTGTATCGGCAGCAGTATTTGACAGTACCCCGGCGGCGAGTTGCAACCCGGTGCCGACGGAGATTTCCTCCACTGCTCCCGAAGACGCCGTTGTGCGGCCCAACAGGCGCGCGGTGGCCTGTGTCAGTCCGCTCCCGGTAATCACTCCCGGCACAACGTAATCCACTGCTGCGACTGCCGCTGATACCACTCCTGCCAGCGCCTTGAGCAGCCCGGTGAACCCACCCCGCTTGATTGTCTTCCCACCGGTCCCGCTAAACAGCGTAATCTCACCATCGACTGAGATAATCTCGTTGCTGACGACATTCCCGGTTCCCGCAGCTTGATTCGACGGTTCCCACTGGTTATTGGACTGGTTATAGGCCAGCACCTGTGTGTCGAGTGGGGTGGTGCTAACCACGTCCACGCCTTGAATCTTTAGCGCGTCTCTGACTAACGGATCGTTCGCGCCCCAGACGACTGGCTGAGCAGGTACGGTAGCGGGGACCGACAGCAGCACGGAGCCGAGGTCGCCGTCGGTGGCTGGATGTTCGTCAAAGGAGCGGTCCACCAGCGCGTCCACCTGCGCGGCGGTGTAAAACACCTGTGGTGGATTGGCGAGAAAGGCGGCGGAATTATAGGCGACGAAGTTGGCCCAGGTGGTAGTTGGAGCTTGCGAGGACGGTACAATCCACTGCGACTTGCCGATAATGGTTAGCTGCTGGACCAGTTTGCCGCGTGATGAATACAGCCCGGCGCTGAGGAGGATTGAGCCGGGGTTTGGATCTTGGGCATCGTCGGTGGTCCAGAGCAGCGTGTCCTGGTCCACCGTCACTAGCCCCGCAGCCACCGAGCAGGGTGTCGTCACCCAGAAGCCGGTAGTCCCGGTCCCCCACTGCACCTGTGTGTTTACTGAATCGAGAAAGGCGCGGTTGTAGTACCAGCGTATCTCCGCTGGACCATCCCTCTCGTCAACGAGTGGCTGGATGGTAAATCCGGCTGCGGAGATAGTCAGGTCGCTCATCGCTGGTTATACGTCAAGGATCACGTACAGAACAGTGACACTGACAGTGTTCGTGGAGTCACCGTCAGTGAAGTCGCCTGCGCCTGACACCACGCGCAACACGATAGACCGCGCTTCTACGTCTTCCAGCGCCTGCACCGAGGCGGTTATCGGCGTCACGGTACTTAGTGTCGGAGTGCCGATATTGCCGCTAAGCGCTACTCCCATGTCGAACCTGTCGCTGACGGCTATTCCTTCGTTGCCGCTCCCCCAGGTGAATTCAAACTGCCGATCGGTGATGTTTCCATAAGCGCCGCCGGTAACGTTTGCTAGCAGCACGGCACTGAGGAACAGCACGACCTTGCCTGCCTCACTGTTGGGTACGATTTCCGCGACCGTGGTGGGTAGCGCCTTGAACTGTGTGTCAGTAAGTTCAACCGTTGCGCTAAGCACGGTCATTGCTCCATCTTGCTGTAACTGACTCGCTGCAATCTTTTTATCCATTTCAACCATCCCTTCTTCCTTGCCTTGCCCGCCTTCGGGCGGTGTATCGAGTCCTTACTGCAATCGCTCCAGTGCTATGTACAGCGCGTATTGTGGATCGCCGACGGCGGCAGCCACGGTGGTTGAGTAACGAATCGGGTCTGCGCCAGTTAGCTGGATGATTAGCGTTCCCGAGGATGGGTCGGCCAATGTGCCGAAGGTGATGGTTGCTGAGTCTACTACCCGCGCGGCTCCCGCGTCAGTCCAGTCAAACGTCGCCTTCACCGTGCCGGATGTGCCTGCGACGGTGGTTACGAGGTAGTAGGAGAGGCGGTACAGACCCGCGCCGAGCGACGCGCCGCCGATTAGAATGTCAGTCGGACTGATACTTGCAATCTGCGCCAACTGCTGCACGTAGGATGCGGTCCCCAGCGGTACTCCATTACGTGTCACGGTCCCCACGATGGCCGTTTGCGAATTCGCGTCCGTCCCGATGTTTGTCGTGCTGGATGGCAGGTAGGTCGTGGCCGCGTTCAGTCGGAGAACGCCGACAGCGGCGGTGAACCCCAATCGAACCTCGGAGGACGCCGGAGCCAGGGACAGTTCAGCGACTACCGTTCCATCACTGGCTTCCAGCGTCGCGATACCCGGAGAACCGCCCATGGCGAACGTGGATCGGTGTTCGGCGTCATTCCGGTTCACGTAAAGCTCGATGAGCTTGCTTACATCCGTCAGCCGGATTCGCGTGCCGTTACTGTCCAGTTGGAGATCGCCGACCTGGAAGCTCAGGGTAGGCAGGCTGATGTCCGTACCGTCGTCGGTGATACGCGACGCTTCCAGTTCGTAAGGAGGCCCGACGCCGTACTTGGGCACGGTATGCCATGGACCAGCTCCCACCTTTAGTTGCTCCGGTTGTATTCTCGGCATCTCAACCCTCCCTTACCCTGTGGTCGTCAGCGCTGTTATCTGCCGTCCAATTTCAGGCGGCACCGGAATGGTTGCCGTTGTACCTGCCACCGTGCAGTTGTCCGGGCTATAGACCACCCCGTTGCACATCACCAGTACGGGAGTACCGACGAAGACAAACTGGGTCTCTATGCCGTCACCCACCGCAGGCGTAGCGGTTTCCAGTCCTATAGCCACCGAGCCACCTCCTCCACTGCCGCCGCCAAAGAACGCCATTGGTTCATCCTCCGACGTAGCTGAGCTTCACCAGCGCCGCCGCGCCGGGCGCTCCGGCTCCGGTTGGTGTGACGGTACAGGCGATGACGATGCCCGTGCGAAACGCCTCCGGCAGCGTGTAGGTGTCACTGAGACCACCGGCGATAGGCAGCGGGATGACAAACCTTGGCGTGGTGGTGCCTACTGTAACGTCCGCCGCCAGCGCGTCAAAGAACTGAAGATAGCTTGCCGCTGCGCCAGTATTAAAGCCAAGGATATTGAACAGCAACACCGACCCGGCGACGACGGAGACCTTAGTCTCGCTGACCGCCGCGTTGAAGTAGCCTGTTCCGCCAGCCTGTGCCAGTGCCATCACGCTCCTCCTATCCAGTCGTATTCACGCCGCAGGTGGTTAAAAGTCCGCTGTCGCACCTCCGCTGCTTTGCCGTAGACCACGGCCCCGGCGGGAACGTCCTTGGTGACGATGGCTCCGGCTCCTACCATCGCCTTCTTGCCGATTCTCACCCCCGGCAGCAGCACGCAACCCGCGCCTACTGAGCAAAAGTCGTCGAATATCGGCGGTTCAGCGACATAGCTTGCATTCCCGGCGAAGGGGTGACGGTCGTCGGTTGCCACTGTCCCCGGCCCGATGAACACGTTTTTGCCGATGGATGAGTTGGGTGGCAGGAATACGCCGGAACCAATCCGCGAGTTGTCGCCAATCTTCGTCCCCCGGCCTATTTCGGCGCGGGAGCCGATGGAGCAGTTGTTGCCGATGACGACATCGGCCAGGATGACGGCATAGTGCCAGATGGTCGAATCTTCGCCGATCTTTGCGGAGGTGTCGATGAAGTTAAATGCACCGTTGGTGAACTGATTCATGCAATCCTTTCGTAGATCTCCTTCGTCGCCTGCCCCATCTCGCTCAACTGCGGTATCGGCGCTTTCTCCCGCCGCTCCACTTCACCCTTGAAGATGGCGATAAGCTGCCGGGCCATGTCCCGCTGGTCTCCTTCATCAAGCCAGTAGTCGGCGAAAGGGTTGCCGCGATAGCTGATGACCTTCGCGCCGCAAAGTGCCGCTTGCAAGCCCATATGGTTGAAGTCGCCGTAGCGGACGAGATTGCAGTAGTAGTCGATGGATTTGAGAATACCTCGCAGTTCGTCATGTTGCCATGTCAGCGGGCTGATATGCGCCCCGTAGCTGGCCCCGTTGCGATTAACAATCGGAAACCAGTAGCGATGCTGGTCCGTGGGGACGTAGGTGGCGTGCAAGCAGGCGTCGGGGACTTGGTCGTAAACCCAGGGCCACGCGATGAACAGGTCATAGGCCCATTTCATAAAGTGGCTGTTCTCTGAAGTCATCACCGATGGATTACCAGCAAATTTCCCCTTGCTTGGTCCCGCCTTCCAGAAATCGTGGTCCATGCCGAGTGGGAGCAGGTGAACCTTGGTGGCCTTATCGCACATTGACTGCATGATTGCCTGATGCCGGGGCCAGAAAGTACAAACCGCATCCGCCGTCTTCATCCAGTGCATCCAGAGCATTAGCCCGTCGCCATGCCCGTAGCCGTGCTTTCCGGCCTCGAACGCGCTTTGCACGATGTACTCGGGCGTGCCGTGCGAGATAAACACCATCTTCAGCGGCTTGGTCAGGCGGCGTTTAATCTCGTTGGGAAAGTGCGTGTGCGGCACAAAGATGTCGCAGGTGGCGACTTCATCCAACTCCGCTGCGTTTGTCTCATGCATGTTGACCAGTCGTGAATCGAGGCCGAGGGCGCATTCGGCTTTTACCAACGACTCCGCGACGCGGTGCATTCCGCTGCCGTTATAGGCTGAAATATGGCCGATCTTCACTCGGTTGCTTTAGCTCGCTGCCGTGCTCTGCGCCACGCTCACGGTTGCGCTCTGGGAAACATTTTGCGAAGTTGCCACGCTCGCCGTCCCTGACACGCCACTGAGAACTGCGCTATTGGTGGTGGACAGGTTCTGCGAGATGGTTGTGCTCTGGGTCGTGTTCTGCGACGTTGCCACCGAGGTTGCGGTGGAGGCTCCGGTGCCACCTGCCGCTGCGGAGACAGCCGCAGAATCCGCCACCGATGCTGCCAGCCCGGCGGATGTCGCCGAGGATGTCGCGGTTGCCGTGCTGGTCACCGGGTACTCACCGACAATCATCCAACTGCCGTCATATTGCGTTTCCAATGTGACTGCCGCGCCTGCCGCGCTCAAAGTCGTCGAAAAGGTGCCGTCGGTGATGGTCAGCGTGTTACCCGAAGAGTCGGCAGGGTCAACCGCTACAATCAGCCGATGAATTGCTCCGTCGTCAACCTGGTAGAGCGTCACGGTAAAGCCCGCGCTGGTGCAGTCGCCGATGATCTGGTTGTCTTCCAACTGCGCCGTATAGGCCGAGCTGACGTTCTTGGTGATGGCCTGCCGGGTAATGTTGTCAATCGACATTGCGAGTCTCCTTTAGTTACTGAAGTGGAATCGGCTGCGGAAACCCGCTAAGGCCGCGTCTCTGTCCCAGTTGCTGTTGATTATCGAGTTCAGGCACTCATCGCAGAACTCCGCTGCATCCTCACGCACGTAGTCGAGGCCGAGGGCTGTAAGTGCATCACCCACCTGCTGGTCGGTTAAATCGTACAGTGGGGCGACAAACTTCGTATGGCCCAGTTGGATTTCACGCGCGAAAGTGGCGGGAATGAGCGGGTGGCGGTCGGTGCGCTTATAACCCCAGAGAACGATGTCGTGGGGGAAGTGGAAGGATGGAGTGTGCCCCCAGCTACTCTCTGCTGTACATGTTTCCCGTGAAACCTTCACTGGCGACACCATCGGCACCCGCTGCCCGTTGATGTCGTATTCCTCGACGAGTGCTACTCCGTCACCTTGCGGCACGAGATAACGATCAGCGGGAGCGTAACCCAGCACCATCAGGTCGTCGTCGATGACCAGTTGTTGCGCGAGCCTGGGAAGTGAATCGCCGAAGTAGTAGACGGGGATGTCGCGTTTCACCTGTCGGGCGAAGTGCAGGAGTAGCGTCGAGTCGCTGCCGAAGGAGCAGAGCAGTGCCGGGTTGCGCGCTGCGTCAAGCACTTCACCAATGATTTGTGGCAGGTTGAGCATCGCCTACATCAGCGCCATCGACGCGGCTCCCATGCCTACGTCGAGTATGTTGCCAAACAGGTTTCTTCCCGCTTCAGTGTTCTGCGTGCCGCTGGACGTTCCGCTGGACGTGCCCGATGAGCCGGTCTGCACGAGTCTCGGGGCCATCAACGCTGCCAGTGAGCCAAGCTGGCCCATTCGTTGCTGGTTGGTGTCGTAAGTCCCGGCGCGGAACTGTTGCGCGGCATCCTGATCGATACCCCGGCTTTCGGAGCGCATGATTGCGTCGCGCATGGCGGGAGTGATGAAGCCGCCGGTTGGGTTGGCAAACTGCGACGCCAACCGCCGCTTCGCGTCCCCGGCGCGGAACCCTATCGTCGGATCGGTCTGGGGCCGGAAGTTCGCAAACTCATCAATATACTTGTTCGATTCGGGTTGGATCTGCCCGTAGGTGGCAGTGTTGCCGTATTGCTGGCTGGTGGAGCCGGAAGTGGTGGTGTTGCTGGTGTTCTTTGGCATCTCAGGGGACTCAGGCTGCTACGTCCATTAGTAACTGCTTACGTCGAATCGAATGTCTGACCCATTTGATTACCCGCCCGTGGTACGAACCGCGCCACATTACCACGCCGTCCGGTTCAAGGCCGATATTAACACAGAGCCGCCGCACGCCAATGTTTCTTTCTGCCACCCAGACGATAGCGTGGGTCAAGCCGTAGTCAAGAAGCTCGTAGATGATGTGTCGGCCTGCTACGGCAATCAGGGCTGTGTCGGCTTGGCGTCGAGCGAGTAGATGGCCCTCGACGATGCCGCTCCCGTGGTGGTGGGCCAAGATGACCGCTTCTAATCGCTCGCCCCACACGCCGAGAAAGACGCGCTGGGTGTCGGCCAGTTGAGCGACGAAATCCCCCACTGTCCCGCGATTAAACACCCGGTCAGCCTGCCTGTACCACGCCGGGCGGCCTTCGTCCCAGCCCCACGCCTCGCGCAGTACGTCAGCATCGTTGATACCCAGCCGTCGCATCATGGCGTTATCTTCTTCCAGACCGCCGCGCCTGTGGCGTCATCGACCGAGATATAGGCGTCGTCCAGCGCGGTATCCACCCAGAGTGTTCCAGTGGGAAAACCTGCCGCTCCGTCGTCGGTTACGGCGGGAGCAACCGCTGCGGTATGGATTCGTGGGACGCTAAGATTCGTGCGCGCCGCTGCGGCAGTTGAAGCCCCAGTGCCGCCGTCTGCGATAGCCAGGTCAGTAATGCCGGTAATGGAGCCGCCGGTGATGGTGACGTTGCTGGCATCCTGTGTGGCGATTGTTCCGAGGCCGAGGTTAGTGCGCGCGCCTGCTGCGGTGGTTGCCCCGGTGCCGCCGTTGGCGATAATCAACGTCCCTTCCAGTGCGATGGTATTGCCGCTGGCGACAAAGTTCATACCCGTCAAGCCGCCGCTGATGGTGATTTGCGGCCCTGTCGCTTGACCACCGCCACCACCGTTGATGGTGGTGATGGTAATTACGTCGCCGCTGATGTTGGTGGTGATGGTTGGCTGAACCAGCGTCGAGGAGTAGACGTTGTAGTAGATTGTGTTTGGGTCGAGGTCTACGTTGTAGAGGTCGTAAGCCATCTATACCGTCCACTCCTGCCGGGCGATTTCCGCCTTGGGATAATCGCGGCGAATCTCTGCCTCGAACTCGTCCGCCTGCGACTTCAGTACCGAGTTGCTGAACCTGATCGCCCCATCCTTCTCCTTCACGCTGAACCTGACCCACTCTTGCGGCGCGCGCGGCGGGACAATATCACGTTCAATGCTAATACGTGCCGCTGGTCCATGTGTCGCACGCAGTTCCGCCATCCGCACCATGGCAGTTGCCGAGGAGCCGCTGCGCAGGGGTTCTTCCTGCCAGTCGGTGGTGGAGGTTGCGTCATCCTTGGTGATATGAAAGCGGATCATCGTCGCACCCCCTGTCGGGCCAACTCGTAGAGAATCTCATCAATACGATTGCGCGGATTGGTGCCGTCCCAAGTGCCAGCCACCCGCACGGTACTAAGCATGGCGTTCTTACAATCGACCGGCAGCCGGGGCGACTGAGCCACGTTGGTGGTGTTGGGCAGTGATACTGCACCTGTCACCGAGTTCGTCCCGTCCTCCAAATCAGCCACCACTACCGGGTCGCTGGGGCCGTAGGTGTAGACCTTGACATTGGCGCTGGTTACTAACCCCGTCACTCGCACGGCTTTAATCACCTTGTCTCTCAATTCCACCCCGCTATCCGTCAGTTGTGGCACGATCCACCACTCCACGCCTCCGCCTTCGTCGAACGCAAATGTCCCGGTTATTGGCTCTGGCGGCGATGGCGGTATTTCTTCTCCTAACGAAAACTCAATGACGACCTGACTGACGGAAACAGTGGCGTCAGCGGCAGCCGCTTCCAGTACCGCCTGACTGGTATTAGTCGCAGCATCGTCAACACCTGCCTCCACCACTGCCTGAGAGACGGATGTCGTCGCGTCATCTGCCGCCGCTTCGACAATCGCCTGCGAGATGGAAGAAGTGTCTGCCACATCTATTAGCTCGTGCGTTCGTAGCCATGCGCCCCGGCGTTGACCGTCGCCACCGTCAGCGCGTCAGTACCGGGTGCGGCGGGGTCAGTACAGAGAAACGATTGCCGGAAGGCAAAGGGGTTCGGCACCTGGAACTCCGTGCCATTGCCAATCGTCCCTGCCCCACCTGCCGGGGAGACCATCAGGCCGCTCACCCCCACCGCTCCGCCAGTGTCCTTCTCTAGATACATCGTATAACTCAGCAGCACCGTTGCCGCCGCCGGGCCGGTAATGTCGGTGTAGAGGAGCGCGTCCTGATCGTTCAAGACGCTGGTGGAATTGTAGTCGGTTGTGTTGGGTGGAATCTCATCGACGTTGGCAAAGTGACTGGCCGAGCCGGTGATGGTCCAGTCGAGCGGGGTCGAGTCCGTGGTTGGGGCCACTACCTCCCAGTGGCGGTCGCCGATGAAGTTTACCGGGTCGTTGGGGTCACTGCCGTTGGCGGTGGTGTTGAGCAGGTGGAAGTCGCTGATGACGGCCTGTAGCGCGAGGTTCGCGCCAACACCGCCGTTGAGTGACGTGTAACCGCCGACAATCACCGAGGCCGACTGGTTAGTGCCGGAGATAGCCGTGTTGACATTGCTCAATGTCCAGAAGGCTGCGCCGTTGCGCTTCACCTCGATGGAGCCGGTAGTTGGATGGTGGACCACCTTGATTTCCAGAAAGTCGTAGGATGACGAGGCGATGGCGCTGACGGATGTGCCGAGGGTGGTGATTTGCGGCGAGCTGCCACTGGGGGCAAGGATGAATCCCGTCCCGGCGGTGGTGGCTCGATAGGCAGCCAGTTGGCCCGATTGCAGGATGTTGATTGCTACCTGGGTCGTAGAGCCATCGAGGAAGGTCACTAGCCGTCCCCCGCGCACTACCTGCGTGGTGGTTTGCAGTACCGCCAGCCCGCAAATAATCGTCGAGACGCCGTTGTAGTTCTTCTGGATGTAGTAGCCGTGGTCGTTGAGCAGGCCGGAGGTGGGAGTGACGAAGGTGATGCCGCCACCGCCAAACCGCCCACTGGTCAGCGACTGGACCACACTGCCGCCAAATCCCGCCGCCACTTCGCGCACGTCCCACTTCGCCGTCAGGAACGAGTCGGTGTAATGGGACATTGAATCTACGAATAAGAGCATCTTTCCAGTCCTTCCTACGGTGCCGCTACCCGGCCTCCCATGGTTAATAGCATCTTTTCACCGACGGTCGTCACTCCGCTGACGATTGAGTCGGCAGCCGAGCGGCTGATGGTGCGCGCGCCAATCCACTGCTGTTGCGGCAGCCCGTACATCAGCATTTTGGTGGTCCAGAAACCGTCGGTGTTTAGCTCATCTGCCGCGTGGAAGAAGCAGATGGCATCCTTCGACGGCGAGTACCCCACCAGCACGTGTCCGGCGGTCAGCATGGCCCACGGGTCGGTGATTTCACTCACGTCTCCGGCCCAGGCTTTCTCCGCTTCGATTTCGTCTCCGTCACCCACCGAGCGGGTTGGTCCGGCCAACGTGAACCCGTAGAGATTGCCGTTGACGAAGACCAGTTGGTACGGGTTGCTGAACCCATCCTTCCAGAAGGGCCGGATGATGATAGGCACACGCTGGTCGGGGGTAGCCTGGGCGATTTCCAGATGGTTAGGGGTCAGCAGGTAGATGCGGCCCTGTGCCGATACCGCGCCGATGAGGGTCTCCGGTGGCGACGAGGCGAACTGGATGTCCGCCGGTGCCGCTTCGATGTTGTTCGGCTTGGCGGGCATGATGAATGGGCCTGGGGCAGGGTCAACGGTGGTCGTCGCCCCACGGGTGTACGATGGTCCACGCCCACCCCACCAGACCGGGGTGAAGTTCAGCAGTTCAATACCACTGGCCTGTGGCGGCGGGTCGTTGTTGAAGCTGACGATTTCATTCGCCTCGACTTCCGCGTCGTAGTACTCGATGTTGAAGGTACCGCCCGCTGAGCTAACCTGCGTGGAATCGACAATGACGTAGAAGTGCCACGGGCCGTTGAGATAATTGAGGTCCGCGCCGAGCGTGTCGGCAAAGGTCGTCACCCACACGCCCCACGAGTCCTGCCCGTTGACAAGGTCCATTGCCGGAAAGGTGATTGCGATCATGTCGCCGGTGGCGATGGTTACATCGGCGCGCAGGGAGGGGTTGTTATAGCCTTGTGTGGCGGTGCGGTTGGGCGTGATGACGAGCGAGTAGTTGCCTCCCTGCATCCCCTTGGTGCCGCCGCCGACTGCCGCGAGAGTGGGAGCGGTTGGCTCGTTCATTCCCATCGTATAGTTGGAGAAGTTGCCCGTGGCTGAATCATAGATGCTGATCTGCGGCTCCGGCGTGGCACTTAACGACATCCCCGGCACAGCGGAACCGTTGATTCTTACCACCCCGTTGCCTGCGCTCAATAGCGAACCTTTGTCCAATCGCACCAGACTGCCCCAGAGCATTGTGTAGTGGTCCTGGTTGACGGTGTCGAGGATGGACATACGATAGCCGGTTTGTGCTGAAAGCGAGGCTGACGGCGCGCGCCAGGCTTCATACTCGGTATCGGAGACGATGCGCTTGACTACCAGCACCTGGGTTGGTGCAGCGTCAACCACCACGACGAATTGACCGATGTGTAGTTCGCTGAGAAACAGCGTTCCAGTGCCGAGGATGGTGGGGTCGTTGGCGACGAGGTCGATGGTGCCGGTGAGGGCGACGAGCGGTGAGTCTTCGTCTAGGTCGCGCTCGGAGGCAATCACTTCCCAGTACTGGTGGTCGTCGCGTCCGCGCAGGGCCATCGACTCGACGCGAAAGATGGTGTCGCCCTGGTTGCCGGAGCGCGGGGTGGTTGGGATGAACGCCCCACCGTGAACTGTCCGTGGCTGAAGTTGTTCCCCCATCAGGCGGCTATCTTCGCTCCTCTCAAGTATTCGGCAGCGCGGTCGATAACGTCGCTCTCCGGTTCGCTGCCCCAGCCGGTGTCGATGTCGGGGTCAGTAGGGATGGTCAGTACCGTAGCGATGGTCAGCGAGACATCCGACGTGCGTGTCAGGTCGGGGTAACTCTCGCCGGGATCGGCCCAGTAGAATTCATTACTGCCGCGAATCGAGTAGTAGCCGAGTAAGTCGCTGGCCGGGTTGATGAAAGAAATCCACGGTGAGTAGGACATCAGTGGGCCGATGTCCGGTTCATCGTCGATGTAAACATTTGACCCCCAGACGAGAGTGGTCATCACCTCGTTGGGAATGGTGCCGATGCCGCTGGTGAGTGAGATGGTGTGCGTCTGCCGCAGTAGCGACTGCTGATTCGAGTCACCGTTTGCGTACTTCTGCGTCACCTCCTGCAACACGCTGGGCATGATGGCTTCAATGACCGACTGGGTGTTCAGGTTGGCAAGCTCCGCCTTCTCGCCGCCACGCTGGGCTTCAAGGAGGATGCGGTCGCAGATTTCCTGGTAGGTCATTGGTTAAGCCTTTGCGTAAGCTGTTTGTGCGTCAGGAGTGGGATTGCTCTGCGGCTGAATCTGCGCCATGCCTGAGCGCAGAGCCGTGATCCATGCCTGATAAAACTCCGCCGCCCGGCCTGACTGCTGGAGATACTCGTCGTCCCGGTAACACTCAGCTATTGCCCCCTGGACCATCGCTGAGCCAAGGATGTCGGGGAGCAGGATTTCGGTGGTCAGGTCCAAGGCGTCAGCGTCAGGGCGTTCATAACCGCAGACATCGACTATCACCCCCGGTCGCGTTGGGTAGATACGGTCTCCAACAATCGCGTACTGATAGACGTTGAGCACCATCCACGACGACTGCACTCGGATGCGGATGTCTTCGATTTCATTTAGCGTCAGCGGCTGGCTATTGCTCGCGTCGCGGACCGTGCCGTAGGCTCCCACTACCGGCAGACCGGCAGCATTGGTCAGTATCTGCGCGCCGTAGGCGAGAGACGCGGTCTGTGATTCAATCGCCACACGCAACGGGTTGGTTGACGTAGAAGCCAACGCCATGAACAACCCCTCCTGCGCGTTGAGCAACTTCTCCTTGAGGAAGGTGAAACTGAAGATGGACGAACCAGTCGCGACGTTGAAGTTAGCAATCGTCAGCGGAGTGGTGTTGTAGGTGGAGTTCAACGTCGAGGGAGTGGTTGCCCCACCAAACGAGTTAGTGGTCAGGGCGAGCTGGCGTAACACATCGTTGTAGGTCAGCGACATCTACCACCAGCCTCCATAATCTATCGTCCCGTCCAGCGATGACATCCGTTGGCTCATGCGGTCGTCAACGAGACTGCGACAGTAGCGCTGAAACTCGTCGGCGATACGTGCCTCGTCATTCTTCAGCGCCATAGCCAGTTCCTTACGATGGTCCATGTTGTACCGCTGGTCGTTGGTCCATTGACATGAAGGCAGCACCGACTCAGTGGCCCAGTACTCCACCAACGGGTGGAACTGGCTCAGCACCGGCGAGTCCTCAATCCCGGCGTTCTCTGTCCAGTTGCCCCCGGCGAAGGTGATGAGATAGCTGGCGGTTAGTTGGGGACGTGGCAGCACCCGCACCCAGCGGCTGCCGTCGTCGCGATAGTAGAACCCCATCCGCATGGCAGTGCAGTTCGACCCATCGTTCAGCACATAGTTCGCCATGTTGACCGGGTAGGGCCAGTCGAAGTTCAAGTCCTGCATCTCGACGAAGTCAACGTAGCGCTGGATGTAGGCTTGATTAGACGGGTAGTAGGTGAGCACCTGAATCGGCTTGCCGTAGGACGAGTCAACGGCGAGCAGGTAGTCGGAGGTGCCGGAGCTGACGGCCAGTGTGTAGTCGGGTTTAATGGACCATGCCGCGCCGGTGTTCTCCAGTTGATTGTAGAGCGACTGAGTGGATTGCGTGACGGCCAGCAGAATGCGCCGCAGCGAAGGCTTCTGCGGAAGCGGATCGTCAGCGAGAAGCCTGACGTTGGTGCATATCTGCTGGAGTGTCGGCACGCATCACCTCACTCGGTTGTTTCGGTCTTCGGGTGGAGCACGCGGCAGTGGACGCCTAGATGAATGCCCTTGCCTGTAGCCTTCACCACGTCGCCGCAGTGCTCGCAGGTGTAGGTCTTGGGCGCGTCGTCGGACTTCTCGCCGCCTGCCAGTTGCGCCTCCAGTTCAGCAATCCGCGCGGCGTCTGCTTCCCGTGCCTTTGCCAACCGCTCATCCATCTTACGCTCGAAGATTTCCATGTCTACGGCAGTGATGCCTTGCGGCTGAGCGGCAGGCTGCTGACTGACCTGCGCTACCATCCGGGCCATCTCCTGCAACGGCTGATCCTGCCGGGGAATGTCAAGTTGCTGGAGCAGCATTTCGGTGATAGGGGAGTAGGAGTAGGACCACCCGCCGACTGCTCCCACCGCATCGGTAGCAATCGCCACGGTGCCGGACTTGAGCAGCCCGTGCTCGTAGGCGATTTTGCGCGAGGCCCAGTTACGAAATTCGTCGCACATGCGCAGGCGGTCGGCCTTCATCTTGCCGAGGTCCACGCGGGAATCGTCGGTGCGGGCGAAGCGAATCTGGTCTTCCAGTCCGCTAAGGGTCGGGGACATACCATCGCCGTACATCGCCTGTTCGATTACGTCGAGAATGCCGGTGCTCTCTTCGTTGTGACACTCGTCCCATTCCTTGCCCACCAGCGCGGTGTCTTCGTCCAGCCCTTTGCGAATGCCGCCATCGTTGAGTGAGTAGCGGCGCAGCACACGCAACCCGTCACCGGGGTAGACCGGCACAAAGCCGAAGTTGTTCTTCACTGCGTTCTCGTTGAGTGGGATGCCCTGCCACGCGACGGCCTGCAAGTCACCGAGGTGACGCATAGGGATTGGCTCACCGCCGAGTTCCAGTAGGGCCGCCAATCCGCGCGGTACAAACCCGCGCCCGTAGCGTTGCAGGCAGGGGGAGGTGGTTTCTTCGCCGCCCACCTTCAGCCAGTCGATTTCCGACTTGCGCGCCGGGACGATTAAGTCACCGGGAAACCAAACCCAGCGCTTCACGTTTGAGCCAAGCACGCGCTTGTCGAAGTAGTTGACGGCCTCGAAGATTTGCGGTTTTGGTTGGTCTAAGACTGCGCTCATTTTGATTCCTCGTTTTCAGTTTCTATCAGGCCACTTATCCAAGCATTACCCATCTTGGCTTCAAAGTGCCCATCAGGGAAGCGGATAACCGCCCAGCCCCAAGACTCTATTCGCTCAAGCTCACTCGTGGTCATCGCGCCTCCTTCAAATTGAATAAACAACATTGTTATTGGGCCGATGCGCCCGGCGAATCTCCGCCAGTTCTCCCCGCTTCTTCACTTCCCGGTCGGCCATCATCTGCAAGCCCCAGCGCTTGGCTTGTTCCAATGCGACGGCGTCCAGCTCGGGGCGGATGTGCGGGTTGGTGGCTGCTTCCTGGTTGCGCTTGCTAATGGCCTTCTTCAGCCGCTTCAGCTCCCGTCCATCAGGCTCCTTGTACGTGCCGTAGCAGACCTCGCCAAACTCCTCCGCCGCGCGCTTGCAGCACCCGTGGGAGTGCTCGGCGATGATGCCGATGTGTGGTAACAGGTTGTACCACCCATCACGCGGCACCTCGCCCCAAACATCCTGCCGCACGGTGCGAAGTTCGGTGTCATTGTTGCAGAAGCGACAGGCGAGCAGATGGCCTTCGGAGCGGTCGGTATCAACCCAGTGGACGAATACCTTGCCGTCATGAACCTGACTGATGTCCCAGCGGGCGAAGATTGAGATTAGCTCGTCGATACTATAGAAGCGCCCCGGTGACTTGCAGTAGCGGCAGGCGATAGGGACTGGCTCGACTATCTTCAACCGGTAGCGGGTCAGTTCCCATGACTCGGCCACGGCCTGCGGTTCGTACCGCTCCTCCAGCACCCACCTCGGCGGTGCAATGTCCACGTAGTCGTCGTTGCCGATGTCGATGGTCAGGGCGCGGTATTTCTGCCGCCACTCGCCTGCCGTGGCATTACCCCACTGGTCCCAGGCGACGTTCTCCCAGCGACGCGCGTCCCAAGCCCAGAGCAGACGGACGATAGGTTGACCTGACGGGCTGAGGCCGACAATCCTGTCGATCTGCCGCTGGAAAGACGGAGCGTCAAACAGCGGAGCCTTGAAGATGCCAGCCTCAGCCCATCGTTTCTGGTCGTTATACGGTGAATCGGTCACTTTGCTTCGATACCTATACGGCGGCGGCTGTTTTTGCGCCTACGACGACCCATTCCTGTGTCGGGCCAAAGCGAACGCACTCAACGGCACAGCCTGAATCAGCAACCGTAAAGGCCACGACACCGTCCGTGACCGTGCAGCCTGTGTGGGCAGTCGTTCCCTCGATGGTGCTGACATAAACCGGAGAGTTACTGTCGGCGTCCAGCGTGACCACCGTGTTATCTTCACCGCAGATGATAAAGTTGTCGTTCGGGCCAACCGTGTAGGTCGCACCTGTGATTACCTGCCCCGCCGCCTTGTTTGCCGCTCCATCGCTGAGACGAACGGGCTGGGTGATGTTATTTGGCATTTACCGTTCTCCGAGAAGCGAGCAGGTTGTAAGCCCACCCGCTTCCCATCAATGCTTCAACTACGAAGCGGTCTTGGCTCCAATTACAATCCATTCCGGCCCGCTGCCGAGACGGATGCACTTGGCTGCACATCCTCCGTCGGCAATCACAAAGTCCTGGGTGCCTGCCGGAATAACTATCTTGACAGTGCAGCCCGTACGTTGCGTGGTGCCGTCGATGGACGTGATGTAGACAGGTGAATTGCTGGTTGAATCCAGCGTGATTGCCAGCGAGTTACCCCCGCAGACAATGTAGTTGTCGTTTGGCCCCACCGTATACGCGGCAGTGGGATTAACCTTCACCGCGTTGGTGGAACTGATGTTGTCGGAGATAAAGGAAGGTGATGTCTGGTTATTCATTTATGCCCTCCTTTATAGCCCTGCCGTGACTTGGGTTGCGTAGGCCAACTGCGCCCGTTTGATGAGCGCCGAACCACGGCCACTGAGTGTCGCCGGGTTGCCCTTCCAGCCTACCGCCTTCTGCCAGTTGTCCGAACCAGTCTGATTCGCACCCAGCAGCATACGCATGTCAAGACCGTCGCGCTTATACGGACCAAACGGCTTCATCTCGTAGATCTTGTAGTCGGACGTTTTGGTCAGTGGCACACGGTCCTCGTCGTTGTCGGCGTCGAGAATGAAACGGGTGTCGCCATCGGTGTAGTCACCCTGCACGCCCTTCATGGTGTCCGAACCGGCGTCTTCACGAAGGTAGTAGCCAAGGTTGTAGCCCTGCTTGCGGATCGTGGAGTACTGGCCCGGAGTGATGAAGGCCGTCAGGTTGTTCTTAGCCTCGACCTGGTTGTTGCGGGTTTGCAACAGCGCTTTGCCATTCTCGATGGCGGCTGGGGTTAGCAGCGCACCGGCGAGATCGACAGTGGGCACGTTGAGGTCGGGATACACGCTCGTATCCAGCCCCTGCAATACACGGTTCTGGTCGCTGATGAGCCAGTAAAGCCCGCGCATGGCAAGTTGGTAGCTGCCCTGGATGACGATTGGGTCGCCTGACGAGATGGTGCCGCTCAGGACGTTGATAGTGCAGGAAGTTGTGCCTGCGGTGGTGACAGTGAACGTGCCCCGCACCGCGCCGGTGGAGGCGTTGATGGCTTGATAGGTCTCCGCCTCCCACAGCCACATTGTTCCCTTGGTCTGGCCGGGAGTGGTGGCGGCGGTGGTGGTGCCAGCGAGGGTCTGGGAGCCGAGGGCGGTGATATTTGACGCCGAGTAAGCCACTGCGCCGTTGCCAGTGCTGTAGAAGTACTGGTTCATGCGCTTGCGGAACACGTCGGTGTATTGGACCATCACCTGATCGTAGGACTGGACATTGTCCTCGGTGTCGTTTTCCATTGACTCGATGGTGGAACCGGCCCAGATCATCGGCCACGCAGACATGGTCGGATAGACCCACATGCTGACTGTCTGGGGACCGTTGGCCTGGTTGAAGTCGCTGTTGTCGGGCGTGAACCAGGTCATACCCGTGGGACGGCGAGCGTAATCCGGCAGGCGATAGCCCTTCTCGGTGAGCTTGGGCTTATCCACCGCCTTACCAAACGCGCGCATACCGGGGTCGTTGTTCTCGTAGAACTGGCGCACGTCCTTCTCCACCGCCTGTCGTTTCAGGTCAGTGATTTGACTGAATTGTACGGCTGGCATTCGCTTTCTCCTTTTAGGTGCCGTACACCGAAGCGTTTGTCAGGTTGTACTCGCGGTCAATCTTACGATTGAATGCGTAGTAGTCCGGGGAGCCGACCGGGTGTGGGTTTTGCGAGTAGGGATTCTCGAACCCCTGCTGCGTGGTGCCGTTACCTGCCGGGACAAACCGCGACGATGCCGCCGCCAGTTGAGAAGCCTGTTGGGTGGAAGCGTCCGCGATTCTGGAAGAGGTTGGCTGGGCCAGTTTCAGCGCGTAGTCGTTCAGTTTAATCAGGAGCCGTTGTTCGGCCTGAGTCGCCTGAGCCGCCGCGCGCCGGGCTGGCATACTGTCTTTTTGACCTAGTTGCTCGTAGGTCACGGCGGCGGAGTACGCTGCCTGCCACTGATTAACGAGGTCGTCGAAGCCGTCGATTGATGCACCGACTTTAGACAGCGCCTTCTCAGCAATGGCCCGGTAGGCCGGAGCGGGGCTTTGCAGCGCCGCCAGCGTCCCCAGTACCTTGCTGTATTCCAGATCGTTGATCGCTTCGTCCGTGGAAGGCTTCCACTGCGACGAGAGACTTTGGTGAATGGAACCGGACCAGGTTTCGATCTTGCCGTAGACTCCCTGGGTGACTGCGTTCTCAACCTGCTGGGCCAACTGTTGCTCCTGCCGCTGTTGTTCCTGCTGCTCACGTTCACGCTGCTGGGACTCGAATTTCTCCGAGGCCATTGAGCGTTCGGCGTTTCGTAGGTACTGGTCGGCCAGCGCCGGGTTGGATTCCTTCAGGGCGAGAATGTCGGTGCGGGCGTCCTCGGGCAGTGCCTTGAACGCCTCGTGGTACTTCTCGGGAATTTTGGCGAGATCGGCTTCGGTGACGATCCCCGAAGCGCGCAGGTTGTCGATGTTGCGATAGTCGTCAATGCGGTCAGGGTTCAGCCCGTGGGCCTTGTAAAGCTCCCTGACAACCGTCGTCACCTGTCCGTCCACGTTGACCGGGAACGAGCAGATGGTGGCGAACAGTTGATCGACAGTGCCAGGACTGTCCTTCTCTACCTGCTCCAGAAACGGTCGCGGGTCAAACCCGCTGGGATTTTCTGTAGATGGCGTGTAGAGAGCGTTGACGAGTTCGTAGGACGACTGGGCCAGGGCCGGGTCAGGGACGGCTTGCGCCACCGCTTTCCACGGCTCCAGTGGTTCGTACTCGGCGAGCTTAGTTTTTAGCCCTTCGTAAGCCGGACGCAATCGCGCCAGCGCTTCCGAGTAGGGCACCTTCTGCTCGACGAGTTTGCTTAGCTCGTCCTCCGACGGAACACCTTCCAAGGGGTCGGTCTCCGTCGTGGTTTGTGCGGCCTGCGTGCTTTGTTGCGCTGCATCTGTGGCTGTAACGCTGCCTTGCGATTCACCAGATGTCTCCATCACAGTGGTAGACGAATCCACTACCTCGGTTGAGGCTGCTTCAGGAGTAGAAGCTACGTCTTGGAGTTCGGTTTCCATAGTGGTCGCCGGTGGCCTAAAGTAGAAAAGCCACTGACTCAGTTGATGGTTCCAGTCAAGGACGGCATCAACTCAATCAGTGGCAAGTACGCGCGGGGCGTCGGTTGCCTATTCGGTTGTGAACCACCTGTACAGTCGTCGCCAAAACGAAAGGCATTGATGGCCGCCCTGGACGACGTAGGCTTCCCCGCAGGCTGGACAGTGGTTAGTTTGCGGTACTAAGCCACGTTCCACTGCCGGAATTCTAGCCATCGTGTTTACTTTACTGTCAGGTGCAGAACATCTGCTCTTACTTCTGCAAGCAACTTACCCAAGCGACCAATCTCAGTCTCCATGTCGTTGATGCGCTTAAGCAAAACGTCGCGACGACTGGGGATGATAGCAGATTGTTGTGATGGTTTGACAACTTTAATCTGCTCTACAGGCCAGCCAGACGCCTGAAGGTGCAATTTATTCATCGCTTCCGTGGGGGTCATTTCCTCTTCGCTCCTGTCGCTGGTTTCGGCCTCGGCTTAGCCCGCTCAATCTTAATCTTCTGCTGCGCATCGTGGGTTGAAACGTCCTTGTCGCGCTTACCCTCGGCATCAATCACTGCCAATTCGTGTTGCCGATCAGCGGCGGACTCCTGCGCTTCGTGCTGCTGCTGCGTCAACTCCTGCTCAAACTGCATCTTGGCGGTGGCGTCCGGTTCCTGCGACTCTGGCTGCTGGGCTGACTGTTCCAGCGCCGCGCCACCGAGGGCTGCCGGAGCCTGTGACGCCGCCGCTACCACACCCTGCTGTAACGCCGTCTCCGCGTCCTGCTGCGTCTGACCACCGATTTGTCCATCGACGAGCAGTTCAGCAGCCGCGCGCAGCGGAGCCGGGGAGTTCAGCCCCTCGTCGGTCGAGAGCCACGCCGCAAACCACCTGCCCTTCGCCGCGAGGTCGAGTTCCTTGGCACTGATAGGCGGCTGGATAGCTTCAGTAACGAGCAGTTGCGGGTCGGTGACGCCGACCTTCAGCGCCTGCTTCATCTGCTCCAGCCGTCGGCGGCAGAGTTCAGCGACGGCGTCGTAGTCGTTGATTTCAAGGTCTACGTCGAACTCTTGCGCCGTGTTGTTCAGCAGCCGGGGGTTGGCCTGCTCGCCCATCACCACCCCTTCCATGCCTCCGACGACATTATAGAAGGCCATTAGATTCTTACGCCGCGTGTACGGCCCCTTCGGCATCACGCTGCCCTTGTCTAGCTCGTAGGCAAGGTCAGCTTGCAGGTCGGCGGCGGAGAGTTCAATGCCCTGCTGTTCACCGTACTTGCCGCCGAGGTCGAAGTAGCGCTTCATGGGGAAGTGCCGGCGGAAGAGCTCGATGGTCAGTTCCGCGCCGCGTTTGCGGCAGTCGCCTTTGATGAGAAAGATTGGTTCGTTGAAGGCGTCGGCGTTGCCTTGGTCGATTTCCGCTGCGGTGGCAGTGGGATTGCCGGGCGCGATGCCGGGGTCGCCCTGGTCGTAGTCGCTCGCTCCGCTCGTCTTCTTGATGAGAAAGCCGAGAAAGTCCTGAAAGTAGTTGAAGAACTGGTTCGGCATGGCGGTGGGGGCGAACTGGAAAATAGCATCCTTCATCGAACGGCCTTCGGGAAGCTTAGTGAGGTCGAAGGGGATGTTGGTGCGCGGCGTGCCAATGTACTTCATCTTGTTGCCGGAGATGAGCTGGTTGTCGTAGCCAATCGCCGGAGAGTAGGTGGAGGTCATGTAGGAGGCGGCTTGGTTGTTGCCGGTATTGAACTGTTTCTGTACCTCCACTGAGTCGGCGAGACCCCGGCCTGCACCGGTGGCAGCTTGCATGAACCACGTGCCGGAGACGATGTGCTTCTGGTGTCGCTCGGGATAGAGAGCAAGGACGACCGACATGCCGTTCAGGCCCACAGCGCAGAGTCCATCGGGGAAGACATCGGTCAACTTGCCCTTGGGTAGTGGCGGTCCTTCGACTGCTTCCTCGTCGCCTCTCAGTGTAATGTCGGCATAGTCATCGGGCGACAACCACATCTCATCGAAGGTAGCTGAATCGCGTATCTCATCATCACGACGGCTGCGCTGGGTGCCGTAGGCCGAGAATCCGGTCATGGCGCTGCCCTGGTGGCCGAGGGCGCGCAGGGTTTCCAGTCCGTAGTCGGTGTCAGTGTTGCCTTCGGGAAGGAGGACATTGCCCAGCACGCGGGTGATTGCACCCTTTGGAATCGTCTGGCGATAGATGAACCAGCCGGAGTCTTCCGGGCGCTTCGACAAGTCCCAACGGCACGCGGGCATGGGGAGCAGTTCGCAGACGAGGTCGCCGAGTTGTTTCTGACGCTGTTGGGAGACGCTGCTGAGTTGACCAGCGGGAGCGTTGAGCACTTCGACGGCAGTGGACTGACACTGGGGACATTTGGGACGGCTGAGAGGGCCGTCGCCGGATGGAGCGCCCGCGAACTCGGCGTCGTTGCCTATATGCTCACAATCAGCACAGTAGCCGAACCCACCGCCGAATTGCGTGTCTCGGGTCTCAAAGATGTCCTGAACCACTGACATTGAAACTTTCGACTCGTCATACCTGTAGCGGTCGACGTAGGTGCCGAAAGTCATCCCCATCAACCCTTCTTGTTGTGTGAACCAGTGGTTGTAAAACTGGCGCTCGTAGAAGTTGTTAATGGTATCGGCGGCCTTGGCAGCGGAGACGCAGGTATCGAGGTTGCGACCGGGGCGGATGATGATGTCGGGGCTGGAGTTTTCCCACTTGCCCAGCAGGTTGGTGACGACATTGCGCATGATGTTGAGTGCGCGCTGGTCGGAGTTGGCGTTGCCGGTGAGCGGGAGAGCACCCCAAGAGCCGGTGACAGGGTTGCGTACCGGGAACTGCTGGCCGTTGACGAAGAGATTGACCAGCCAGCCGACGTTGATGATTTCACGGAAGACTTCGCGGTCTTTGCGATGGAAGTGGTCGAAGCGCTCCTTGATGGCCTTGGCGATGTAAGAGGCCGGTTTCTTACCCCCACGCTTGAGTTCGACGAGGGGTTTGAGCGGCGCGCGGTTTTGCGTCGGTGGCTGCTGAGCAGGGGATGGGACTAGGTTAGCGGCCATTCATCATTGCTCGGACTGCGACTCCTGTTCGTAAGGATAAACCACCGGCTCGTTGCGCATCTCCGCCTCCCAGAGCGCTACCGCGTCCTCCTCGCTTCGTCCCGCCTCGCGATAGCACTTGATGTAGTAGTCGCGCTTGGCCTCATCCTCAGCGGTCGGCTGGCGGGTAAAACCACGTGGGTCAGGTGGTGGTGAGGTTGGTGGCTCGTGGTCCAACCCGTACAGCCCCTGTTTGGTGACGAACCGGCTGGTTAGTTGCAGGATGACCCAGTCTTTTGACGCGCGTTCCGAGGCCAGCCGTCGTTCGGCGTCGTCAGCTCGCTGGCGCGCGGCTTTAAGCTCACGCTCCAATCGGGCCAGTTCACGACGGGTGATCCACATGATCAGTTAAATTGAACGGCTCTGGTGATAGGGTTCTTGGGCACCTACCTGCCACAGATCGGATTCGTAGTCCAGTGGCCTTACGAGTTTCCTAAACTCTATGTTAGATCGGCATACTCAAAGTAACTCGGGGCACGAATCGCGGCCCCTAAACCGTTCAATGTCAATTATCGTTCACACTTGCTAGAGCAAACAGTGGCATCAGGCTAAGCAACGAGTGGCCCACCTGCCCCCAAGCGGCTTGCGTCGTCGGCGAAAACGAACCACCCGGATTGATATTATTCCGGCGGGTACGCGCTACCCGCCACCACCAGCGGGTCGGCGTAGGTTAAACCCACCAGCCCTGCGCCGGTAGTTAGCGCATTGATGCGCGAGTCGCTTAACTCCGTCGAATATAAACCCAGCGTGATGCCGAGATTGATACGCGGGGCCATCGGGCGCTCGTCGGCGTGCCGAGTGGCGGCAGCGGCAGTGACCGCAGCCTGCAATCCCGCATTTGTGTTCGCGGCGGCGATGGAGACATCGGTTAGAAATGGCGGAGCAGCGTAAGCGGCCAGTGCGCCCTTGCAGGCACCGCCGATTTGCTGTTCCGAGAGTTGCTGGGCGTCAAAGTGCAGTCCGGCTAGTTGGGCCATAGCGATTCTCCTTTACTTCCTGGCGCGGTCCTGAAGCTGGACCACTTCCTGTTCAAAACGAGCCAAAGCGGTGCCGCCCTTCAGTGCGCCGGTCCTCAACGCGCTCCGGCAGTGGTTGAGCAGGGTAAGCTGGAAATCTCCTACTGCCGACTTAAAGGTTGCGTCGTCCTTGCCGCGTACCTTGTCCCAGGCAGCGGCGGCGATAGGTGCGATGGCGGCATCGGAGTTGAAGTCCACATCAAAGCTTAATTGCGACATTGGTGCTAAGTCCTCCTACTTGGGTTTCTTTGGTGATGGGTATTTGACTTTGTGGCGTCGGGCTTTCTCCGGTAGCTTCTTGGGTGACTGCCCGCTGACAAACTCCGCCGCTTCCGACGCCGATAGTCCCGGCTTCTTAATCGAACCACTCGCTACTGCGTGCATAAACCGGAACTGCTTCTTGCTGGTCGCAGGCATCGGCCCACCCTCCATCTGTTTTCGCATCGGCTGCGGGAAGCTACCGAAGGTCTGCGCGGCGTTAGTTCGGCGTGCCAAGGTTGTCCAAGTCCTTTGGGAAGCGGCGGCGCTTGCGTAGTATCTCCGCCAGTTGAAAATCCTTCTCGGCTTCGGCCTCAGCCCCGGCGTCGCTATAGCCGCGCTTCTTGTAGGCCGTCTCACCCTGACGAACCAGCCGGTCGGTTTCCGCTTTGTCCGGGCGCGGATACTGCACGCGATGCCGCCGGGAACGAGTCTGCGCCGGTTGCTGTTTCAGGTCGTTGATGTTGCTGAACTGTACCGCCACGTCCAGCATCCTACCACAGCGACTCGGCAAGTTCATCATTTTCCCGCGTGGTAGGTTGGTTGAATTCATCAAAGGTGATGACACGCGGGGTTTGCAGACGCTGCTTGATAACGGCGGTGGCGTAGTTGTAAGCCATCTCCTTCTCCTGCGTGTAGTGCTCGCCAAACACGTTCTCCGCGCGATACTTCTCCGGGGTCGCGGCGACGACTTCCTCCTGCTCGGTGAGTGCGTCAGCGTGAACGCCAAAGGTGGACATCAGCCCGCGCAACCCGTCCACGAAGTCATCATCAATCTTCTTCTTGCCGGTGTTGCGGTGCGAGTAGAGCGGCATCTCGTAACGACAACGGGCCAGTCCGGCGGAGTCAGTCGCCCCGCGCACGCGCACCTTGCCGTCACCGTCGCAGTAGAGTTCGCCCTGATTGTCGGCGACTACGAAGTAGAGGCGCGGACGGCCCATCAGCGGCATCCCGGCATGTTTATGACCAGCGGGGTAGACGCGGAAGGGGTGCGGCTTCGTCCGGTCGATTTCCAGCATGTTCTGGATTTGCGGGACGCCGGAGCCTTTCGCCGCCTTCCACTTATTAAAGAAGGTGGTGAGTTCTTCGGGAAGGTCGAGCATCAGGGTATTTTTTGCAGCACTCGCCTCGTGCGACATCTTCGACTGCTCGATTTGCGACGAGTGGATGCGGAAGTTGCGCTCGGTGACTTTCAGCGCATGGGCCACGCGACCAGGGCTGACCACTTCACTTGCCAGTGAGGGATCAAAAGGAAACTTTGGTGCGACAACTTCAGCGAAGACGAAGTGGCAGTCATCGAGGGGACATGTCTGATCGGGTCGCGTGACATAGGCTATCGCTGATGGGTGTCCTCTCGTCGTACCAAAATCAAATCCCCGGCCTACATGCCAGCGGGAAGGGATGAAGAACCCGTTCTCGTCGCGGAGTTTCACCTGCGCAAACCCACGCACCATCTCCGACTGGGTGATGATGTGATAGACCTCGTCCCACTCGCGAAAGTCCTTGTCCTCGGCGACCTTGTAGACATCCTGCTGGCACTCACGGTCGAACAGGTCTTTGCCGATTTGGTTGAGGATCGATTCCGCGTATTCCTTGGAGATAGCCGGGTCGTAGGGTTCTCCCGCCGTGATGGTCCAGCGCTTACCCCCATCAGGGAGGTCCAGCCGTTCGGCGTCGTACCACTTCATCAGCGGGTAGGGGCCGTGGAAGTCGCGGTCGTTCAACACGTCAGCCCGATGGTCCATAATCTGCGTGACGATGGAATCGCGGTGGATGAGGTTCTGGAAGACGACGCTGAGCGTGTTGGCGTAACCGGCGAGGATGATTTCCGACTTGATTAGCTCGATGTTCTTCATGATCACGTCGATGCTCTCACCAAGCGAGTCGATGTCGTCGAAGATGAGCAGGTCGAAGCGGATGTCATCTTCTGACTTGAAGCCGCGATTGGAGCCTTGCAAGGTGATGGGGATGATGGTCTGGCCCCCGTCGGTGACGAGCCGATCCTGTGACCAGGAGTTGAAGGCGTTGCGATACTTTTGCACCTGCGGCTTGAGGTGGGGATAGGTTTTGAGCAGGTCGGCGTTTTCCAACTTGCGTTTGACGCCGCCGAAGTGCTGGGTGGCTTTGGCGTCGGTGCCGGAGATGTAGCCGACGGTGCGGCGGCGCTTGCGGGCCAGGATGCTGACCAGCCAGGTTTCTGCCGTCGTTGACTTACCCACCCCACGCGGCTCGCACTCCACGCGCGGGCGATAGTAAACATCGGGTTGGATGTCCCAGCCCCACTTCCAGAAGTCGGACTGGTAGCTGGTGAAGTCGCGAGTGAAGGATTGCGGGAAGAACTTCTTGGCCCAGGCACAGCCGCCTTGGGATTCGATTTCATCAGGCGAGAGGGCGAAGTGCTGACGAACAGCCTGCTCAAACTGCCACGCCTGTTTCTGGTACTTCTTGCCGAGATGCGGCAGCATCTTCTGGAGCGCTTCACCGAAGGTGGTGACGCCGAACTCCGCCTGTAGCTCCGGGGTTAGTTCAGGGATGAGACTCATCGCTCGGCTCGGGACGGACGGGATTGGCGTAATGGACGGGCGGGGCGACCGCCGCTGATACCGTAGTCGACCAGTTTGGCGCGCACCTTGGCCTGCTCGTCGGGTGGCAACACGTCGGCTAGTGGCGCTTTCTTGGTGAGCAAGTCACGCAACTCGGCCCGCTGTTGCGGGTTCGCCACTGAGTAGACCAAGAGCGCGTCCTTGATACCCAGCCGGTTGACGTCCTCCTGAAGCCGGGTGCGATTACGCGCGGCGAGGATGGCTTTGGCTTGGCGGTCGGTAATTTTGCCCTTGAGTGTCGCGAGATCACTGGTTACGTCCTCACCTCGGCGCGCACGAGCGCGTAGTTCCGACTTCTTTGTGTCGAGGTCGATTTGCTCCTGATCGCGTGCTTCGTCCGGCAGTTTGTTGCGAAGGAATCGCCGGGCCAGTTTCTCCGCCTCCGTCGTCGGCTTCTCCGCCGCGCCCTTGTAGGTCTGCACGCCGACGCCGAGGAGCGAGGGGAGCGCTTCGACCGAGCCGCGCAGTGCGCCGTCCTCCTTGATGGATTCGGCGAAGTCTTGCAGCGGCAGCGGGATGAGGTTGCGGCCAACGTCGGATGGCTCGAAACGCTTGCCGCTGAGGCGGTTCTGACCGGCGAAAAAGTCCCAGCCAAGGCCGATTTCCGGGGATGCCTTGGAGCGCGCAAAGTCGGCGAGAATGTCGCCCTTGGGGTCGCCGCTGTAGGTCTTGCCGCCGCGAATCGCCTTTGCCATGCGAAGGGTGAAGCGTAAGGGCTGCTGGAGACCGGTGAGGGTGTCGAAGCGAGTGTTGCCGACTTTGATTTTCAGAAAGTCCGCGTCGTCGGGGTCGAGATTGACGTTTGCGCCCGCTGCTTTTGCCAGTCCCAACACCGCCGCCGTGCCGACGAGGAATTTGACGTTGTCGGTCATCTGGAGCTTACGCGCGCCGGAGGGCATCCTGGCCCACGCGACCGGGTTCAGCATCTTGTTCAAAAACTGGAAGCGGGAGGCCACCAGCCGGGGAGAGAACATGGCGAGGTTGAGCGCGGGGGCGTACTTGTTGCCTTCAGTGCCGAGCGAGCCGCGTCCGGTGATGATGTTAATGTATTTGGCCTGGGACTTGAGTGCTGTATCTAACTCCTTGCCGGTGAGACCCATGTCGCGCAGCGCCTGGGCTTGTTGCTCGAAGATGCGCATGCGCTGTGAGTCGAGGAAGGAGACGAAGGTGCGTTCGGAGAAGTCTTTGACGGCTTTGATGGCACGCAGCGGGTTGGCGCGGCCCTTGGCGAGTGTGTCAATCGCCCCGGAGCCGAGATAGCCCTCCTCGCGACGGTTCAGGTGCGGGTCGTTGCGATCCACGCCGGTGAACTCGACGCCGGAGCGCCGGGCGAGGTCGAATTTCGGGTTGGACTTGATGGCCTCTTCCACGTTGGCGAACCCGTGGCTGGTGAAGGCGGTGAGCATGTCGCGAGCGGCGCGGGTGGAGAGAACGGGGTGTTGCACGTAGCCGATGCCGCCCTGACGAAGCAGTGCTGAAACATCCGCCATGCTCAGCAGGGTCTTGGGGATGTTGCCAACGCCGACGCCGGTGTCGATGAGCTTGCCGCCGAAGGAGCGGGTGGCCTGATAGCGCAGCTTGTTGTATTCGGCTTTTAGCGCATCAACTTCCTTGGTACGCGCAATCGTCTCTCGCGTATACTGCGGCTTGACTTTTGGTTTGTCGGCAAAGTCCCGCTCACGAATACGGCGCTCGTACTCCATTGCCCGCTTGTCCAGATCCTTGCGTCGATTAAGCTCACGCTGAGCCGCCTTCTCAAACTCCTGCCATGACATGCGCTGGCCGTAGACCTCAGCTGGCTGGGTAGCCTGACGCCCCTTACGTTTAGCCTCGGCACGCATGTCGGAGAGAACGCCGTTAAGCACTTCCCTCTCCTTGGTTAGTCGCCCGATCTCTTCGGACCAGAGTTGCTTTGCGCCGGTCTTCAGTCTCGGCTCAACCTGACCGCTTTGTACCCGCTGACGAACCTCGGTCAGTGACTTTTCCAGCGCTTTCACCCGTTGCTCAATAGCGCGATCGTCAGCCTTTGGATCTTCCAGGAGCGACGCAGTTTGCTCCAGAGCGTCACGCTCGGCGCGAAGTCGAATAAGCTCTGCGTCGGGAATAATTTCCGTGCGGGTCTGCGTCTCACGTTTCCCTTCGGCGATCCAGCGGTTGAGTTGCTCGATGCGATTTCGAGTGGTGGTCTTTGCCTTGTCGAGCGGAGTTGCCTGTCGGGTTGTCGGATCGTAGGGTTCGCGCGCCAGTTCCGGGCCGTGCTCACGCATCGCCTCGTTGAGTTCCCGCAGCGCGCGGCGTTGGTCTTCGGTAGGTTTCTCGCGCTGCTGTCCACGACGCAGTGGGCGGATTGATTCTTCCAGTACGTCAGCCCTGCCTGAAGTCGCTGCAAGAATGGCCTTGATCTCATTCAGTTTTCTCTCAACCGGGTTCTGGGTTGCGCGACGTATTGTGCCGTAGCCGGAGATCAGATCGCTTACTTCACGCTTTGTCAGGTCGCTGACATCCTTTACATGCTCATGGATTCTATCCACCAGTTCTTCGGCTTTCGTTACTCCGTCCTCGATGTAGTTGCGGGCAAGATCGCGCAGGACACGTGTCAGCTCCCCAGCCTTTTCGGGGTCAAGCTCACCTTTCTCATTACGTAAAAACTCCTTCACCGAAGGCGCTTCAATCAACGCTGAAAGTTCGCTTTTCAGCGCCGAACGCTCAGCAATCAACTGCTCCTTCGTGCGCCGTGTCTGGCTGCGCACCTTGACCCGCTGCTCTTTGACGTACTTGTCGGCGGCGCTGGCTGACTCTTGCTGCGTTGCCTGCCGTTCAGCTTCTTCGGCACGTTTCTCCGCCGCTCGAAGTTTGCGTTCCAGTTCTTCGACTCGTGCGTTCTCAGCCGCTGTCAGCACGTCCCTTTTCGCCGCCTTCAGCCGCGCCTTCATTGCCACGAGGGAGAAGTCTTGGTCGATGGCCTGTTGGCGCGCAACTCCGGCCCTCCCCCACTCGGTCCCTGCTTTCCTGGTCGCCTGGCTAAGCTGGTCGAACTCCTCGGTGAGCGAGTCGAGTTCAGTGCGCTTCTCGCGGATGGTTTGCGGGTCGGTGGCGGAGTTGAGTTCGTCGAGCAGCTCACCTTCGCGGTTCTTAATCTCCTGCGCGCGGAGGCGAAGTTGCGCGGTTTCCACGTCGGTGAGGTTCTTGTCGCCGGTGAGAGACTGAGCGACGAGACGATCCACGCTGCGCGGGTCGCGAGTGTTCGCGTCGAGGGCGCGTTGGTGGACTTCGGCGGCGCGACGGGGTTCGGCGGCGACGAGTTCGGGGAGATCGCGAGCGGCGCGGTCGGAGGCCATCGCGGCGTTTTTGACGGCGGTGGTAGAAGATTCCGCCGCCGGTTCCGACCGCTTTTCGATTTCCACTGGAGCGGATTGCGCTTTCCGCTCAGGTGATATTGCTGATTCCGCCTGAGCAGATTCGGCAACTGGCTCCGGGCGAATCGGCACTGCGCGCTGATTGCCTGCACCGGTCATTGCGCTGCGCTTGATGACGTGCTCAGTACCGTCCTCAGCAGTAACACGCACTCGACCTTTGCTGACGCCGCGCTGGTTGGGGGATTCGATTACTTCGCCGTAGTCGCGGTGGAAGAAGCGGGCCGGAGCTTCGGGCGCGGCCACCTCTCCAACCGTCCTGTCCACGGATTGAACAGGACGAGCCAAAGATTCCGCCATTGCGGCTGGCTCAACCGGCGCGCGTTCCGTTTCCACTGGCGGCTGGGTTTGAACTGGGGGCCCATCTAAGTACCTTTCGATTGCCGTATCCGGCTTCTGGTTGAAATAACGCTCAGCAAACCGTCGGTGCGCCTCGCCTAAAACTGACATATCAGCCCCGGCAAGCCATGCAGCGTTTGCCTTTTCGACTGCCGGATCAGCGGCCAGTGCATCCCGAAAGGCATCCTGCTCCACCTTGGGAAGCGAGCGCTCATGGTCCAGTACGTCAGCTAGAGTCCTAAACTGACGACCGGTATCCTGCGTGTCTCTTTGCGATGTTTCAACGCGCGGCTCAGGTCGCAACTCAACCTGTGCCACCTCGCTCGGCCTGCCTCTTCGCGACGGCGTCAACACTGCCCCGGCCCCCGCCTGAATGCCGGTTTGAATTGCAGCGTCGAGCGGCAACATGCGGCCCTGGCTGACTTCGTAGCCAGTTTGCGCGGCAGTAGGGAGGCCGAAGAGGGCGGCGTTTGTACCACGACTGAGGTTTGATTCCAGTGCCGAGCCAAGCGCATACCCTTCAGCCGCTTTGCCAAGCTGTTGGTCGATTGGTGAATCGCTTGATTTCGCCGCTGCTTCCAGGGCGAGGAGCTGGTTGAAGGGTAAGTTCGTCGCCTTCTTCAGCAGGATGATTTGGCCCAACCCAACGCCGAGGTCGGCCAACCCGGTGGCGACTTTCTCGGGGATGCCACGTTCGACTTCCTTTAGCTTTGCGTTACCTGTGATTAGAGAACTTAGCCCGCGCTCCTCGGCGAGCGGCGGGAGCGATGCTCCAGTCTCGATAATCGCCGCCCTCTTCTTCGCCCAGTCGTGGAGTTTGTCCAACGGCGGAAGAGTACCCTTCGGCAACATTCCGCCAAGGTTAGCCAAGCCTCCAGCAATGCTGAGCAGTGACGCCCCGCCTCTCGCCAGTGGCGCAACCACCGACCGCACCGGTGCGGACATCTGCCCGTACTCTTTGCGAATCGACTCGACTTCCGGCTCAGTGGCTACCTGCTGCTGCTTCAACCGCTCCTGCGTCTCCCGGTTGATATTCTCCTCGTCGGAACGAAACAGGCCGGTGAGGGACTCGATTGGGTTAGCAATCAGGTGAAGCGCCCCTGTCGGAGTCGGACTGCCATATGGCCCACGTCGCGCGCGATACTCCTGCTCCACTGCCGCACGGGTCTGCGCTTCACGTTGCTGTACGACATTCTCCACGCCCTTCGTCTGCCCGTACTGGCGCAGCAGAGCGGCGGCGCGACCGGGCGGAGGGGCGATGGGTGGGCGTTCGGCGTCGGCGATGCCAGCGCGAATGGCAGCCTGCGTCTCAGGCGACACCGGGGCGAACGGCTGGCGATAGCTGGGGGTAGTACGTGGAGCAGACTGTGTCGTGGATTGTTTGGGGGATGCTGGGGGATTCTGAACAACTCGTTTCTGGCTGCTGACAGGCGGGGTCTGCTCCACGGGGTCGAGATAGGAGTCGAGGTCGGAGGTTGGGGACTGTAATTGCTGCGCGCCGGTAGCGCGGACATATTGCGCGGCGGTCATATTGCCGTCGGAGATATTTGGAATGCGTCCGGTGCGCTGGTACTGCCGTCGCGCGCCTGCGCCGCCAAAGTATTCCAACCGACGCGCTACCGGGTCGCTGCCACCGGCTTGAAACAGTCGCAGCCCAGCTTCGACGTTCTCATCCGGGTCACGCAGGTTGTAACGCCTGTTGCCGATGGTGCGGGTGGACAAGCCGGGGCGGTCGGGCATCACCTGGCCGAAACCTTTAGCTCCCTTGGGCGAGTCGCGGACGTTGATATTCTGACCGGATTCGATACGGGTAAGTCTCAGGTAGTCGTCGGCAATGGATGGGTCGAGGCCGATGCGGGAGGCGATGGAGTGGACGCGCTCACGGGGGGAGCGGGGAGCGGTGAGCGGGTTGAGATAAGCGTCGAGATCGTTGTCGGGCACTCACATCTCCCATCGCGTTCGGTAAACCTGAGTAGGCACCGCGTCGAGTGTCACGTAAACATACTCACCGCTCTGCGCCTGAACCCACTGGCCGTCATCTTCCAAGTCGCAGTCCACGCATTCATAACCTACCTCAACGGCCTCACCAGTCGCAGGATGCAAATGTATGTTCGGAATAAGCCGATGACATCTCACTGCACTCTCACCCCCTGCGCTTCGACTTCCCGCTGCGCCCGCACCTGTTCCTGTTCCTCGACGCGGATAGTTGTCGTCACGATACCTTGATTGTCCACGTTCCAGTTAATGAAGATGTTCTTATAGTCCACGTCCACCTTCTTTTCATCACGTAGATAGTGGACAATCGCGCAGCCCATCTCTTCACTGCTGAGATTGTATGTCACTGAACCTGCACCCCCTGTGCGCGAACCTGCTTCTCGGCTTCCTCGATACTCAACCCCTTGTCCTTCGCGTACCGTTCCAGATCGGCCCGTGACATCGTCCGTCCAGCGTAGGGCTGGGCGGCGGAGACTGGAGGCGGTGTCGCCACTGTATTCTCCGTAATCCGCCGCTTGGCATCGCGTTTCTTTTCACCGAAGGACTGATACTGAGTGTCCGCCGCCTTGGCTGCCGCTTCGGCCTGCGCGATGTCTTCTTTGGCGAGATTGGGGTCTTTGCGCATGGCGTCGAGTGTCTGATAGGCCCGGTCCTTCTCCACGCGCGCCGCTTCTTCCGCCGTCTCCAACGACTCCAGTTCCTGTTGCGCCGCCTCAGCCTTCGCCTTGCGCTCCGCCTGCTCAGTGGTGAGCTTCGTTTCCTGCGCGCCGATTTGACCGTAGTAGGTGAGCGCCTGCGATGGACTGACCTTCAACGTGCGGCCATTGACCGTCACTTCGACATACTCCTCGTCGTCCTTGCCACGTTTGATTTGCAGCGGCTTGCCGTTCTCGTCCACCACGCGCTTCGACTGTCCGCCCTGGATTGTCACCATATAGCCGTCAGCATCTTTCTCGTAGTGGGGCGCTCCAGCAGACGGACGCTTGGCAAGGTCGCTGATGACGGGCTTCTGGTTTGGTCCGACGATGTCGGTGACGGAGCCGGTACGCGGATCGACGCGCACGCGAATCTCCGTGCCTGCTTCGATACCGGGATACTCACCTTCCCGCACTACCCGCGTGGAGGTCTGGCCCCACTTCGGTCCACGGACCTCCTGCTCCAGTCCCTCCAGCTTCAGCCCCCGTGCCAGGTCGGTGTCGAGTTGGCCCAGGTCAAAGCGCCGCTGCATCTTGGCGACGGAGCGCGGGGAGACTGCGCCGGTGACTGCGCCGCCTATCATCTGGCCCAGCGAGTAGAGAGGCCGGTCGGGGTCGCCAGTGCCGAGGCCGATGAGCGCACCTTGGCCCAGACCGCGCAGATGGCCGGTCTTGCGGGGTGGGAGGATTTCCCCGGCTGCTGTCACCTGTGATTCAGGGTCGGCCTCCTCCAGTGCCCGGCGACGTTGAATCAGCGCGTCGGTCCCGGTCAGCCCGGCGGTCGAGTAGCCGATGCGCGGGCTGGAGGCGGGGGCGACTGGTTCGTTCGGCGTCGGCGGCTGCATATCTTCGAGGTTGATGGGCGGGGTGGCTGGTTGCGGCAGCGACAGGCCGAGGTTGCGTGGGTCGGGGAGTTTTGATATGCCACCCAGCTTGATGCCGGTTGGAATACCTGCCGATTCGCCGGGCATGAAGGACGATGTTGGTGATGGCTGCTTCAACGCTGGTGCCTGTAACCCACGGTTCAGCGCGTCTTGAAATGCACGGCGGCGGCGGATGTCGTCTTCAGTTTGCACAACCGGTCCTCCCATCGGCGCATGGTATCACGAGTTCACTGCACCTGCTTAAAAACTATCCCCGTCAGCGTCGTCCGATAGAGCCACGGCGAGAATAACGCCCAAGATAAAAACCACCAGTATGAAGATGATAGTGATCACTGAAACCTGTCTTCCTTACTGTCGGCGGGAGGAGATTGTGCGGCGCGGGCGGCGAGGAGGGTGTCTACCGCGTTATTCAAAATCGCCTCGGCACCTGAACGCCGCCGCGCTGTTACGTCCTCACTGAACCATTCCGTGTCACCTGACCCTTGTTGCTTGCCTGCTTCATGTAAGCCGACTGCCGCCTCCACCACCTCCCGCTCCAGTGCGGCGAGAGTGGCAGCCGGGCCGTCGTCATCGGCAAATTCAATCATCATCATCAGCAGCCTCCTGTTTGCGCTCGGCCCTCTCCCGCCCATCCACCCACACCTCAAACAACGCCCAGAGATAGCCGACGAGGAAGCCGACGAGGAAGATGGCAATGGAGATTAGCAGGCTCATCGCTTCTGTTCGATTCGTTCCAGACGATCCCGCAGATCGAGATAGCGTCTACGTGCTGTGCAACTATCCATAAAACTAAAGGCGATGAGTACAATCGCAACCATGATCACCAGTCCAAACACGTCGTCGGCG